AGTAGAGGAAGAAGAGCTGGACAATTATATGTTAAGTCTTGGTCCCAGAGCATTTGGTCCTGATGCTGACGAAGGCGCCAATGATTGTGACGGACTATTCTATTGGGACCTAAAGTAAGTGAGTGGTAACTAACATAATGCCAATGGAAATGCACAAATGTTGTATTCCTGCAACAAGTGAAAATAAGTGGTTCCTGCTGGTTGACAATTCGGCATTCCTATGTAATAATTACCATACTGACTGATTAATTGAAAAGGAAAAATTATGTCGAACTTTGTTTTTGCTTGTGCCTCTGTGAATGGTCTAACCCTTGCTCAAAAGCGTGAAACCGTGATTGCTCTCCGTGCCTCTATCAAAGCTGAAGTTGCTGCTCGTAAGGCAACCAAGATTGCTGGTAAGGAAGCTCGTGCTAAGTTGCGTGCTCAAAAAGCCGCTGACCGTGCTGCTAAGAAAGCCGCTCGTATCGCTAAGTTGGAAGCTAAACTTGCTTCGCTGAAGAACCCTGTTGGTACTAAAGCAATTAAGGCCAATAAGAAGCCTTCCAATGTTACTGTTTTAAAAGCTGCTTAATTAAAAAGGAAAATAATCTATGATGCTCGTTATTCGCACCCAATTTATGGAGAACTATGGCGCCCACGATTGGGATGGCACTGGTGAATGTCCACAGTATTGGAAGATGAAAGGCGGTAGCGAGTATAAGATTACCAATGTTCCTCTGAATATTGACTACCAAGAGGTCGTCTCCATGGCGAATGTGGAGACCGACAATATTGGTTGCCGAGAGTATATCCTTGATTGGTCCATGGAAGCGGATGATTACCTATCCTGGTTCGAAAAGAGCCAATTAGAGTATGATGGGAAGATTACATGTGCAGAACCTATTATAGAATACTCTGAGCTCAATGGAGAATTTGCATGATAATTGGAGAAATAATGAGCATATGGCCGCTCTTGAATCAAATTGGCCAATATATTGAAATTTTAAAGGAGTCTTTCCTTGGGTAAAGTAAAAGAATTAGTAACGGATATTTGTGAAGCCTACGATTATGAAGGCTTGACAATTGTAGAGGTCGCTCAGAGGTTTGAGATGACCGAGGATGCTGTCATCGAGGTGCTGACTAATTATAGCGATACCTTTGGCATGGTATAGTATAGGCGAAAAGTAGCGGTGGAACAGTCGGAAAAGGATTGTTATAGCAGGTCTACTTTTGCTCAACAATCCATTTGCTGTTTATATTCTTAGGCAAAATCGAAATTCCTGGCTTCGGTTAGCCCAAAAAATTTTCCGGCCAGGAAAAGACTGGAAAAGTTGATTATGGCATTTGAGATTATAAACTCTCTATGGGATGGACCACAAGTGATAAACACGGCGCCTAAGTGTGCCATGGGTAATTGTGACAATCCTGCAGATAACGCTGGGTACGGAAGGTATCATAGGTATTGTTCACATCATCACAAGCGAAAGTATAAGATGGGTGGTGTTCACAAGCAATATAGGAAATCGTATTGTGAGAATGAAGATGGTCGTCTAGGGTTTATTTGTACCGCAAAGATTATTGAGCCTAGATGGCAATTGGATGTGGATCATATTGACGGAGATAGGCATAATAATAACTCTGAGAATCTTCAAACATTATGTGCAAATTGTCATAGAGTAAAAACAAAGCAAAGACAAGAAAATCTACAAATGGAAAAAAGAAAACATTATTTGGAAAAACTGTTGGAACAGGATAATCAATGAAAGGATTGAAGATATTTACATGGCAGATATACTATTAATTCTCAATGTAGTATTTGCGGTTCTCTGTTGGAAATGGGCCAATGAAAACTTTGAAAAAGGACTCAATTCCATGGGATGGATTTACATTGTTGCCTCGGCATGGAATGCGGCATCTTTTATGGCAACGGTTCTCTAAGAGCTTGACGATTCGATGGATATGTCATATAATTGCGGTGTCGCATATAAAGAAAAGGTTACCTAGTATGAATGAGCGGATTAAAGAACATTTCGGAGTTGAAGAATGAGTGACTATGATAGAAGCATTCACACCAATCCGGATGCAATGGCATGGACCAAATTTTTTAGAGAATTGAATCCTGATTGTAATGTATCAGATGAAACGATGTTGGGCTGGTTTTCTAATGCAATGATGGCAATGCATGACCATCTAGTATTAGGAGGCAGTCCAATCAATGGTGACCATGCTGAGTATATGTTAAGGGAAAAATAAGAAACATTTTGGGATTGAAGTATGAAAAATTTTAGAAATAACTCGATTAGTGGAATCTATGAGTCCGAAGGACTGAGTAGAATTAGCCTCCATTTTAATGAATGGTGGAATGGAGAAGGTATGGACTTTGCCTTTGATGAAAAGAGTCAGCCGCCTATTTCCCTCCATATGGAAGAAATCCATGCGATGATGGTATCGGCCTTAGTGGTTGGTATGGTCGATATTGGTAGTGTAATGGAAGATGTTGCTGAAATGAAACAAGAAACCAAAGAAAGAAATGCCGCCATTGAAGCAATAAGGAGTAAATATGTCGGAAAGTAGAACGGGTGGTATCGGTTTTTTCGGTCTCTTAACAATTGTTTTTATTACTTTAAAACTAACGAATTATATCGATTGGTCTTGGTGGTGGGTATTGTCGCCACTCTGGATACCTTTAGCGATTATCTTTGCCATTTTGGTGATTATGTTAGTAATGGGTGCCAGAGTTAGGCAGCGCCGGAAACGGTAGGAAATATATGTTGCGTCTGCGAGAAAGGACAGGAATATGAAAATAGTAATTAATCGTGATTTTGGTGGATATGGATTATCGGATCAAGCCGTGCGTGAGTATGGTAAGCGAAAAGGATTAAATCTGGTCGAAGATGGTCCTGATGACCATGGGTTTACTTATTTCTATGTAAATGAAATTGATGAGAATAATTATTTTTCGGACCGTGAGATTGAGCGGGACGACCCGGTACTGGTCGAAATTGTCGAACGGCTTGGAAGTGAAGCCAATGGTCGGTATTCTGATTTGAAGATTGTGGAAATACCCGATGATGTAGATTGGGATATAATGGAGTATGACGGCATGGAACACATTGCCGAAAAACATCGAACATGGCGATAATTGCCGTTATAGTCTTGACAATTGTGCCATATTATAGTAGGATGTAAACTGTGAACTTTATATTATGGAGCGTTTGAAATGTTTGTAAAAAAACTTGCAGTAGTTTCTGCGGTAGTATTACTAAGTGCGTGTTCATCGTTTGGTGATAAGCGTGTCGAAAAGGCCGATTCGGTAACCGCCGAGTTTATGGGTGGTGAGATTAAAATCACCTATAACAAAGACGGACAATTTGAATCAATGACCGCATCTGGTTCGGCTCGAATGACCAATACTCTGCCATCTGGACAAGAAGAAGCGTTTCTCATTGCCAAGCTTCGAGCGCAACAAAAAGTGGTCGAGTTTATGAAAAATGAACTTGAATCAGAACGATTTAAGAAAACGGTATTTGATTCTCTACAAGAAGGTCAAACTATCGGTGGTCAATCAAACAATGAGATGAATTCCAAGATTGTGTCGAATGTGCAAGAAGATATTCGTACCAAGCAAAAAGGAATACTCAAAGGTGTGTATATCGATTCGAAGTCTTTTGACAAAGAAACCAAAACGGTTCTGGTGGTCGTAAAGACAAGTGTAAGAGATATCGCAACGGCAAACCAAGTTCGTGCTTTGATGGGAAACTAAAATGAAAACTGTAATTACAATCATATTAACATTGTCATTGGCTGCTTGTGGTACAATCTCTGGAATGGGTAAAGACATTACAAGCACCGCCGATTGGACAAAAGAGAAGTTATCAAGTTCCAAATCTAAATGAGGAATCTCCTGATTGGATGTCTGTTATGGACATCCTCCGTATCAGCACAATCGTTTACACCTTTTGATTATGTTTCATTGATTTTTCAAGGCATCTATTTTTCGATGAGTGAATCGGTGCCTGAAGAAATCACGGTTACTGCCAAAGGTATCGGAGAAACCCAAACGATTGCAATTGAAACGGCACTTAATTCTGCGGTACAAAAGGCGGTCGGTGTCTTAGTGATATCTGACCAAACTGTTCAAAACGACCGAGTGATTCGGAATCTGGTTGCAAGTTATTCTTCAGGTGTTGTCAATTCGTATAAGATTGATACTTGCCAAAAAGATAAAGTGATTCGTTGCACGATTACCGCCAAAGTGTCGCCTTTGAAGTTTATGAGAAAACTACAAGGTGAATCACAAACGAGACAGGTGAATGGTAATGACTTATTGGCAAAACATCAAACGGCAAAAAATACTCTTATTCAAAGAGAAAAGGTGTCACAATACTACCTTTCGCAAATTCGGCAATCTGGTCTTGAAGTTGAAATTCAGGAAGTTAAAGTTGTGCCATCAACCTCTGATAAGGTGTATTTGGCGATAAATTACGAAGTGAAATGGAATAAAGAATTCAAAAAGGAGTTGTTTCGATTCCTTGAAAGACTTGAAAAAGATGGCGATGAGAAAACCGCCGAAGGTATGGTTTACATTCAATGGGGACCTACTGGACTTTTTGAGAACCGAGTTTACATTTACACACACAGTCCAAAATTTCGGTCAATGTTGAATGAATACATGTTTCAACCAACCTATATCAAAATCCATGAATTAGGTCTTTGCGAAAATATTGAGCATAAGAATGTTTTCACAATTGACTGGTACAAAGTTAAAAGAGAGATAACAGTTGAGGTCGATCCTCGGAAGTTGTCAGGAATACAATCTCTTTCCGCTTCGATAGGATGCACTTCCTAGACTGTTGTTTTCCTGCAACAGTCGATTCCTACGCTGGTTGACAATTCGGCATTCCTGATGTATAATATTTCCATAAACTGAGAAAGGAATCGATATGTCTGCTATGACCGAATATACATTAGAAATTTACAAATCCGACCGCCGTGTAAAAGGTGGTTATCGTTTGATTGAAAAAAAAGATTTTGCACCTGTAACCAAAGATTTCATTGATACGGTTGCGGAAAAATTTATGCAGGATGGTTACATGGTAAAAGTATTTGAAACCTATGTTACCAAAACCAATCTGATTGGTGGTAAACAATTTCAAGAGCGCTATGATACTCCGTATTATTGCTCTCCTTCCTCTGAATCTTATTGGAGTATGTAATGTCAAAATTTATAGAAATGATGGATGCTCGCCGTGCTCGTTCGGCTATGATTCGTGAAGCTATGCGTGAATATGAAAATTCTTGCCGTGAGCGTTATGAATCGCCTTATCCCGCCATGGCAGGTGTTTTAGAATCCATGTTAACCGCTCTGGCTTCTGACCGGTTGGATTCTACGGAAGATGTTATTCGTCAATTGAAAAATTTGTCCAAAGTTAAGGAGATTGCATAATGGCTTATATGAACCAAGAAAAGAAAGCAGTTATTGCCGCTAAAGTGAAACCAATTCTGAAAAAGTATGGTTTGAAAGGTACGCTGTCTGTGCATAATCATAGTAGCATTAGCCTGAACCTAAAATCTGGTCCTATCGATTTTGGTGGTGACCGAATTCAGGTGAATACTTACTGGTTGGATGACCACTATGGCGACCGCCCTAAGGCATTGGTTGCATTGAAAGAATTGAAAGCTGCGTTGATGGCGGCAGATTATTATGATGAGTCGGATGCTATGACTGATTATTTTAATACTGCTTACTATTATCACATTAATGTTGGAAAATGGAATAAACCATATGTTGTTTCGGTGTAAAGTAAAATGGGTTGCAACAGCGGTCACCTTGTGTGGTGCATTGGCGACCGCCTTGATGTTTGACCCTTTGAATATTTGGTTACTCAATTTGGGTGCCGCTTTGTTCTTATGGTGGGGTATTCTCATTAAAGACAAAGCGATGATTACAGTAAATGCTGGATTGTTGGCAATTTACATTATTGGATTATGGGTGAGAGTATGAATGGTTTGATGTTTGCATTAATGATAGTAACCGCAAATGGTGTCCAAGAGGCACCGAATACATTTTCAAGTTTGAAGGATTGTCAAGCAGTATCCGCAAAGTTGAAAATGGATTCATATTGTGTGCAAAAACAAAATGTGGATATAGATAAACAAATGACCTTCATGGTTCAAATGTTAGGAAAGATGAAGAGGCAAATGGATGAAGAATTTGCAAAAAGTAATTAAACCAAGAAATCTGGTTGCAAAGGACCTACGCAGTCCTAAATATCGTATGCGTGTTGTGCAAAGTGAAAAATCTTACGACCGCAAAACGGAAACTATTGCAATCAGAAAGGAACTCTCTTATGGGTGATGTTAAATTGCAGCCAAATGAATATGATGGCATTTATTTTTTACCAGGTGAGGAAGATGATGAATTGGTAATTCATTGTTGGGAGTTTAAAGCAAATACCGAATATGCAGGTGCAACACCAATTGAAGGAAATAAAATTGGTAACATGTATCATATTGCTTTTTTTCGTAGAGATGAAGAAGGCAATCCGATATTTGACGACCATTATGAGGCGATTCTTGGTGATCCTGAAACCTATATTAAAGGGTTGACAGGTGCCGGATTGTATGGTTGTGTTTTAAAGAAAACTGAGAAATCAGGCAAATGGTGGGAAGAGTACCTCAAAAGAGCATTGTCTTATGTTACAATTAAAAAACTAAAGACCTATGCGGAATCAATTGCAAACACATAGAAAGTGAGATTATATTATGCCAAATTGGTGCAGTAACACATTTGAAATGGTCGCTTCTAAAGAGAAGGTTCGTGAATTCGAAGCTTTTCTGGACGCAAACAATGGTAAAGACTGGTTTGATTTTTTCTTGCCATGTCCACAAGAATTAAAGGATGTTGGTAATGTTTCATTCGACCACACCAATGAACAGTTGATTGAGAAATACGGATATGGTGATTGGTATTCTTGGTCGGTTGATAATTGGGGTTGCAAATGGAATTGTGATGCAAATGATTGGCGTGTTGAGGATTATGATGAAGATAACCTGAGCATTCAATTTTGGTTTGATTCACCATGGGGACCACCTGTTGCATTGTATGAATTTATTTCGCAAGATGATTCGATGACTATTTTTGGTAACTACCATGAAGAAGGAATGGCATTTGTTGGTCGTTATGAGTATGGTTCTGATGAATCTTATGAATATTCTGACCTAGAATCGTTAGATAACATTCCTGAAGATATTGTTGATGAATGGAATCTCAGAGAAATGCTTGAAGAGCGTGCTGAATGGGACGAAGAAGAAGAAATTGATGAGGAAAATGAAAATGGCAAGTGAAGTTGATACAAAAGAGGGTCGTGAGTGGTTGCGAGGACTACTCCGTGATGAAAAAGTGACGATTGTTTTCACTAAAAAAGACGGAACCGAGCGAAAAATGGTTTGCACACTTGCGGAGTCAAAAATCCCAAGTGAAAAATCACCAAAAAACACCGGGAAATCACAATCTGACGAAGCACTTGCTGTTTTTGACTTAGAAAAACAAGATTGGCGAAGTTTCCGTTTTGATTCCGTAAAAAATATTGAATTTACACTTGGAGAATGATGTGGCAAAAAAGAAAATGAACAAAAAAAAGAAATTTGTGGTCGAAACCGTAAACACATTTTACGAAATCCACTTGGTTGAAGCAAAAAATGAAGAAGAAGCGAAGTTTATTGTCGCAAACTCTGACTACAATGTTTCAAAGTGGTTAGGACAGCAAGTAGCGAACATCAGCGAGTTTGCTGAAAGTGATTTGCTACGACTACAAAGTTTGGATTCTTACTTTTTTGATGGTTATGCAACCATTGAAGATGACAAGTTGCTCTATCGCAAGATGGATGGCACGCTGAACCATGCTATGCCACAAGAAACCATCAGGTAACAATGAAAAAAGTTAGGCAAACAAGAAAAATGAGCTTGACTTTTACTAAATACTTTGATACAATAACACTATTATGAATAACTTAATACATTTATCGACAACGCTTTGTTCCATGCTCCATGAGACATGGCAGGCCGCTTATCGCTCACCAAGAAGTGATAATAAAGGCTTTATTGGACGGGTTGGGTTTGTGTAATTAGTTTTCTTAGTAGAAAATCACAAACCCTAGACCTAAAAAATCTAGGGTTTTTTGTTCTTTAAAAATTTGAGTTGTTTTGTTGGCGCATAGTGTAATGGTAACACAGCGGACTTTGAATCCGTTATTTCAGGTTCGAGCCCTGATGCGCCTGCCAAATGGAAGTGTGGCCGAGTCCGGTTTATGGCACTAGTCTTGAAAACTAGCGAACAGAAATGTTCCGTGAGTTCGAATCTCACCGCTTCCGCCATATCAAAACACATTATCGAGGAGCGAGTTCTTCACCGTGGGCTCCGACAATAAAGAGAGATAGTGTGTTTTAATATGGAAGATTGGCCGAGTGGTTAAGGCAGCGGTTTGCTAAACCGTCATTCAGAAATGGGTGGATCAGTTCGATTCTGATATCTTCCGCCAAATATGTGGGTGTGCAACTGAAAGGCGAGGTAGCGGATTGCAAATCCGTATTATGCAGGTTCGAATCCTGTCACCCACTCCATGTTAGTAAATTGAAAACAAAAGTAGTGTTGTAATCTGGCAACAAACAGACTTGACAGTTCGGCCAGTTAGTGTATAATTCGTATTGTTCATTAAAAATTTGAATTGATTTTGCACCTATCGTCTAACGGTTAGGACGATGCCCTTTCAAGGCATAAACGGCGGGTTCGATTCCCCCTAGGTGTACCATATCAAAGTGTTATCAGGGTATCGTCATGGGACGCCATGACTATGCGGGCCTAACTGTGCGAGGAAAAGGTCCTGATATAACCGCTATTCGCTTGTGAGTGTTAGCTACATTGTTCACAAATTGGTAGATAACACTTTGATATGGTATAACTAACTGTGATACAAGCACAATATGCTTGGTAGATTATATCATAATAATAAAACGGGCCGTTCTAAACGGCATGCACGACCGTCTCAGAAATGAGTTGAGCAAAGGTTTGATGCGTTAGTACCGCTTCGGCATCATGTAATAGCAGTCTTTCGCTTTAGTGCTCTGAATTTTGGGTGTCTAGTCCCGTAATGGTATCGGGGGCGGACTGTAAATCCGTTGTTTCGGCCTTCTAGGTTCAAATCCTAGGGCACCCACCATAATTGAGAATCCGAAAGCAAGGACGACTAACCATCTACCTGACTGCCGAGGGTGTACCAACCTGTATTAGTCCACCTCATTATCCGAGGAAGAAACCTGTGGTGGGTTTAGGATGAGAATATAGGGACGATTTTATAGTCTTAAACGGACGGCAGTATTCTCAATTATGGTGATGTAGTTCAGTCGGTAGAACAGTTGCTTCATACGCAAAAGGTCGAAGGCTCGATTCCTTCCATCACCACCAGAAGGTGTGTAACTCAGAGGCAGAGTAACCGGCTTTTAACCGGTAAGTCGAGATTTCGAAATTCTCCGCACCTACCAATATAAAAACACATTCAAACACATAATGACGGCCGGCGTCATGGATTACTTTTACGAGAATCCAAGAATGTGTTTCTATATTGGCCCGTTCATATAGTGGTTATTATATCCGCCTGTCTAGCGGAATATAGGAGTTCGATTCTCCTACGGGTCGCCAAGTTTATAGCGGGTTAGAGTAACGGTAATTCAGAAGTCTCATAAGCTTCAGATGGTGGTTCGATTCCATCACCCGCAACCAGTTTTATTGTCTAGTAGCTCAGTTGGTAGAGTAGATGACTGTTAATCATTTGGTCGCAGGTTCGAGCCCTGCCTAGACAGCCAATCAATGCTGGAGTAGCTCAGTTGGTAGAGCTCCTGATTTGTAATCAGGCGGTCGAGGGTTCGAATCCTTTCTCCAGCACCAATTTCATCCGAGTGTAGCGCAGCCTGGTAGCGCATCTGGTTTGGGACCAGAGGGTCGGGAGTTCGAACCTCTCCACTCGGACCAAAATCCCGTCCGCAGTAAGCGATATTACTGCCGCTCGTTATGCGACAATAACCGGGGGCGGTCAACCGTTAAGAAAGGTGCCCACCAACATAGGGAGCTCGAACCGCTGAGTAGAACCATAACTACTGAGGAAACAAAACATGGTGACAGGGTGTGCAACTCATGTAGGGGCGATGTGGAAATCGTAGCTTACAACTTTTTGGGGGATTAGTTAAATGGGATAACATCGGCTTTGCAAGCCGAGATTGAGAGTTCGATTCTCTCATCCTCCACCAATCAATACGCCGTTAGCTCAATTGAATAGAGCGTAGGGCTACGGACCCTAAGGTTGAGAGTTTGAATCTTTCACGGCGTGCCAATTAAAGGAAAAAACATAATGGCTATTATTCCAGTTATTTTCATTATGTTTCTATTGTGGTTGTATTTAAGAAAGTTTTAGCCGTGTAGCTCAGAGGAAGAGCAATCGCTTGATAAGCGATAGGTCGACATTTCGAAATTGTCCATGGCTACCAAAAATTACTATTATGAAAAAAATTTTATTTTTATCTTTATTCTTTTATGCGTTACAATGTCATGCAAATGACATTATTGGTTTTCGTGGTAAGAATGAAGTTTTTGATGAAGTTGCATTTAAAGAATATGCAAAACAAAGAAATTTAAAACCAATTATATTCAGTTCACTAAAAGTAAATGAATCGTTAAAACACATTCGAAACATTCAAGGTGAATATGAATTGTATGGTTACAGTTTAGGTGCAGTTGCAGTTAAACAAGTTTTAGAATATCAACAAAAGAATGGTTTAAAAATGCCACAATATGTAATTACAATTGGAGCATATAAAACGGTAGATGTTGATTTTCGAAAATACCGAATTTCATTTGATAATTTTTTTGACGATAGTGGCATAGGAAATAAAAGTCCTGGATTTTTTTTAAAAGTCCCACATTCTGAAATACAGAAAAAAGTAAATGAAATAAAGTAGTTCATATCTCGCTGGTGTAATGGCAGCATAGCGGTCTCCAAAACCGTTGGTTGGGGTTCGAGTCCCTAGCGGGGTGCCAATTTTAAAAAGAAAGTGAGTAATCATGCGTAAGTTAGACTTAGAGGAAGTTAAATCTTTCATCGAAGCACAAACACCTGAAACCAAAATTTATATTGGTTGTGATTCAGAGCGTATTAAGGTAAATAAAGTTTGGTATGCAGATTACATCACCGCTATTGTTGTTCATATAAATGGTAACAATGGTTGTAAATTATTTGGTGAAGTTGTCCGTGAAAGAGACTACGACCAAAAACAAAATAAACCTAGATATAGATTAATGAATGAAGTTTACAAAGTTTCCGAATTATATTTAAAACTTGCGGATGTTTTGGATAATAGATATGTGGAAGTTCATTTGGATATTAACCCAAGTGAAATGCATGGTTCAAATTGTGTGATTCAAGAAGCAATTGGTTACATTCGTGGAACATGTAATGTAATACCTTTAGTTAAACCAGAAGCGTTTGCGGCATCGTATGCAGCAGACAGATTGAAAGGATTAAAAGTAGCATGAAACTAGAAAAAGAAAAAACAGATTATCAGGACTTTTTATCCACCGAAGATTGTGTTCTTGATGCCTTGCAAAAACTTACAGACTTTGCACAAGAACACGGTTTGTATGATATGAGTATTGAAGATAACCCTTTAGTTAAGGAAAAAAATAAGCGGGATTAGTTTAATGGTAAAACGAAACCTTGCCAAGGTTTAGTCGTGAGTTCGATTCTCACATTCCGCTCCAAATTGCGGCTGTAGTTTAGTGGTAAAACTGGAGATTTCCAATCTCCTGTCCTGAGTTCGATTCTCAGTAGCCGCTCCAATCAATGTTGTTCCTAGTGTAGTGGTCGCACACCTGTCTGTGAAACAGGTAGAGAGGGTTCGATTCCCCGGTTCAACCCACGCATCCTTAGTTTAATGGTAAAACGCCGCCCTTACAAGACGGATACCGGTGGTTCGATTCCATCAGGATGCACCATGCAACCTTAGCTGATGTGGTTATAGCAGCGGTTTGAAGAACCGATGAACCAAGTTCGATTCTTGGAGGTTGCACCAAATATGCCCGAGTGGACAAATTGGTAAAGTCGGCGGTCTTAGAAGCCGTAGTTTGAGAGTTCGAATCTCTCCTTGGGTACCAATGTAACACATTATATACAAATCATATAGTTTTTGTATATAATACGATACAATGCGGATGTGGTGAAATAGGTAAACACAAGAGACTTAAAATCTCTCGCTTCGGCTTGACGGTTCGATTCCGTCCATCCGCACCATTAATGCCCCTATGGCCAAATTGGTAAAGGCGGCTCTCTCAAAAGGAGTGTCATAACTATCGGTTCGAATCCGATTAGGGGCACCAAATAACCGGCTGTGGTCTAATGGATAAGGCAACGCTCTTCTAAAGCGTCCGATGTGGGTTCGATTCCTGCCAGCCGGGCCAACAAATCAATTCAAGTTCGGGCCAGTAGCTTAATGGTAAAGCAGGCGACTCATAATCGCTTGAGTGTGTGTTCAATTCACACCTGGCCCACCAATATTTTTGACATTATGAAATGTAGTCCAACTAAATAGAATATTAGTGGTTTATATTTTTTCTGTGGTTTATAGTATGTAAAACAACCTAGGAAAAATAAAAAAATGAAATACCTATTGGCCGCAATTGCAATGGTTGTGGTTGGTGTAACGCATGCTCAACCCATCGTTACAGATTCAACAAGTAGAAGTACCACAAATTCAACTTCCGAGACTACTATCAAGTCTCCGCCACCTACTGCTGTGGCGCCCGCTATTACGACCATCAATAACGATGTTTGTGCAGTAGCGGCATCTGGTGCAGTTCAAACGCAGATTCTTGGTATCTCCATGGGTGGTACGATGCGAGATATGAATTGCGAAAGAATCAAACTTTCCAAAAACTTATTTGACATGGGCATGAAAGTTGCAGCTGTTGCAAACTTATGTCAAGATGAACGAGTGTTCGCTGCTATGTTAGCGGCTGGAACACCTTGTCCTGTTGAAGGTAAAATTGGCGAACAGGCCAAAGAAGAATGGAGAAAAAGAGGTGTTTTAGATAATGTGGATAAAAAAGCAATTGGCAATTATGCAGTAATCCCGCCCGTTGTGAATTTAGATAAAGCAACCGAAACTTTAAAGTAACAGATGAACAGAAGCCTGAAAAAGATAGCAAGTCAATTTGGGGCATTGGTGGTGCTATTCTTTTGTTCATTCTCATACTCTAATGCTCAATCACCTGTAATTACTAATCCAACTTTTTATGATGATACAAATGTGCATGTTCCACTTCAATTTGGTTTTCCATTTTACGGTAGGACATTTACAAACTCTTGGATGCACTCAAATGGAGTTGTTTCGTTTTTAGACCCGTTAGCACCAATTCCAAATCAACCATATAACCCTGGCCAATGGTCGTATTGTTGTCAAGGTTTAGATTTGGTTCCAAATAACCCACAATTAGGACCACAGTTCAATTTTATGATTGCACCATTGTGGACAGATTTATATCCTGTTGCAGGTTCCACATTTAGAACCGAAGGTACCACAACATATCAGAAATATTTTTGGAACAATATTGCAGAAATTAGTAATATGAATAATCTAAACACTTTTAGTTTAGAGATTCGTCCTACAGGTTTTATTGGTGCAACATATGATTTAATCAATATTCAAAACCAACAAGTTGCCGCAGGTATTAGTGGTGATATTTCACTTGGCCAAATGCAAAAGTTTTATTTTGGCACAGGTATTCCTGCGGGTGTATTGAATAATTGGTCTGTTAATAATACGCCTGGTGACCAATGTGTTTCAAACCCATTATCTTCACCAACATGTTCTGGTTACACTCAGGCTATGTGTTCAGCAAATTCTTTATATGATGTATCTTGTCCAGGTTATCAATCGGCATACTTTACTCAACAATGTTCAATTAGTTCATTATACAGTCCAAACTGTCCTGGTTATGCTGCCACATATCTCACATACCAATGTTCAATTAATCCACTCTATTCAACTACATGTGAAGGATACCAACAAGCATATTTTAATCAACAATGTTCATTAAATTCTCTTTATTCGGTTAATTGTCCTGGTTATCAAACTGCATATTTCAATCAACAATGCACGGCAAATCCTCTATACAATTCAGAATGTCCAGGTTATGCGGCCGCTTATTTTACACAACAATGTAACTTAAACGGACTATATGATAAACAATGTCCAAACTATGCACAGGCTTATGCACAGAAAATGGTATTAGAACAACAAGGTATCGCATCGACAGTTGCAACCGCAGGAGTCATTGCTTCTACCGCTCCAACAAATAGTGTTAGTTCAGAAGGAACAGTTTCAAAAACAGGTGATAGTAATGTCGATAAAGCAATTGCATCACCAACAACTGCAACAACATCAGCGGCTTCACCTGCTGCACCAGTTCAATTAACGCAACCAAGTGGTGGTAGTCAACAAACTGCACAACAATCAGCGGCAGTCGTTTCTGAAAGAAAACAAGAAAAACAAGATAATGCTAAATCTGGTTCTTCACAAGAACCATCTTCACAATCCGGTTCTAAAGACCAACCAAAAACTGCTCGTCAAGAAATGCAAGAGAAAAGAGAAGCGGCCGCTAAATCAAAGGCAGTTGAAGATGGAAAAAATCTTGCTGAGAACATGGGTAAGTCTGCATCATTAGAACAACAAATTGCAGTTCAAAATGTAGTTCTTCAGGCAATGTCTTTTGTTCCCGGTTTTGATGCATACAGTAGAACAATAATGGTTGACAAACCTTTTTATAAAACTGAACAAATCTATAAAGGTCAAGTAAATGTTGATAATAGAAATTTGGGTAGAGGAATGTTTGGACCTAGTGACCAACGACATGATGCGTTGATTAATTCTCAATATAACAGGTAAAAAATGGATATAGGATTTGTTGCTTATTTTATAGCAGTATTGTCTTTAGCAGTTTCATTATATGTCGCATATTTGGTGATTGAATTAAAAAATAGGTTACTAAAACCTACGATTAAAAGACAATCATCACAACAAACAAAACAACCATTAAAAAAAGGTCATTGGGACTAAGGAAGTAAAAATGTCAGACGAAAAAAATTTAGATAAGAAGGTTGACGATTTAGAGTCCGCAGCCAAAAAGTATGCTAGTGCAGATACCGTTATTAGTATTGGTGGGTATGAATTTACTCCTGCTAAACTAATGGTTGCATTTACAATTGTTTCGTCCACACTAGGTGGTTTATATGGAGCATTTGAAATATACAAAGACTATCAGAGTATGAAGCAAAAAATTGCCGAATATGTCAGTCCAGATTTGTCGGAACTCTATAAAAAGATGGAAGTTATTGAGGCAAATTCAAACAAGATGACTGAATATTCTGAATCTATTAAGAATGATTTAAAAGGTGATATCCGTAGAATTGAAAATGTTGTTGAAAATCTTGAAAGAAGCAGTAAGACAGACCAACGCAGTACCGATACAACAGTAAAAGATATTAAAAAAGAAGTTGATAACAGTATGAAAGAAATGAAAAAGGATGTTGATGCCACTTTGAAAGAAGTTCGTAGATACTCCGACCAGACAATTAAAGAAATGAATTCTGAAATGGTAAGAAATCAAAAAGAAAATACTGCTGAAGTTCGAGCATTGCGTAGAGAGGTTGATGATAAAATTAAAAAGGCATTGGATAATCCGTTGTCCAATCAGTAAGGAGAAATATGTCAGAAAAGGACCTAAACAAACAGGTAGATAAATTAGAAGGCGCAGTAAAACAATATGCCAGCAAAGATACTGTTATCAGTATTGGTGGTTATGAATTTACTCCTGCCAAACTAATGATTGCTGTAGGTATTGTTTCATCAGTAATTGGTACCATGTATGGAGCATTTGAGGTATATAAATCATACCAAGATATGCAAAAGAAAATTGCAACCTATGTTGCACCAGATTTATCAGAATTTGATAAAAGGTTAGCGGTGATTGAGGAAAATTCCACAAAAACAACTGACTACACCCGTGATATTAAAAATGACCTCAAAAACGACATTCGCCGTTTAGAGAAAGTGGTTGAACAAGTCGAAAGAGATAACAAACAGTTAGCTCGTGAAACCGACCAAGACCTTCGTAATCTTAGAAAAGAGATTGATACTAAAATCCAGAAGGCTATTGACAACCCATTAGCCGGAAAATAATAAGGAGTGTTTATTAATGAATGATAAAAAACTTATAAAATGGTTAGCGTTGCTTTTGGCTTTACCTGTATTATTAGCTTGTTTTGCAGGAGACCAATTTAGATATCCTTGCCAAGACCCTAAAAATTGGGATAAAGAAATTTGTAAACTGCCAACATGTGATGTAACAAGAACATGTCCAGAACATATTTTTAAAGGTCAAAGAGACCCAAGACTTGGACCTCCAAAAGAAGGTGAAACACCAATAACAACATCAAAACTACCACAACCACAAACAGGAGTGAATTGCAAATGAACTTAAATATTTTTAATAAAGAAGAAAAACAACCTGAGAGTTTTATGTATACCGAAGAGCAGTTAATGGCTCGTCTAAAATTCTTCATTGGTATTTGTTTGGCACTTACCTTGTTTGGCATTGTATTTGTTGTTTTATATTCACTAATTTTTGTTACACAACCTCTTAATGCGATTTCACCAATTGACCAAAAATTCTTCGAGTTGATTATTCCAATCGCCACATTTTTAACAGGTACTCTCTCTGGTATCATGTTAGCAGGTAATGACAAAGATGCACGAATGAAAGCACTTGAAGCGGCAACAAGACCTACAACTGTAAGTCCTTCTCCGACCACATCAAGTGTGTCTGCACCTAAACCATTTACACCTGTATCACCAACGACAAGTCCGTTTGGTTCGCCTGCACCCACATTTTCGGCACCTGCACCAGTAGTTACAGGTTTCGGTGGTAAAGCTGCACCTCCGCCTGCATTTGAGCCAGAACTGTGATATACTTCGCTTTTGATTCATGGGTTAAATTTTGCCTAGAAATGTGGTATCTGCCTTACAAGATTATAAGTAAGAATACAACCCGTTAAGGCAGATTTTCTACCTAATATGGCTTGACAGGTAGAAAATTACTAGATAGAATGATAAATTGATTGAAACATTATGAGATTTCAAAATGGCAAGAATTACTGATGTGAATATGGTCTATGCTGGGACAGAACCGAAATTCTCGGTTGAACTGTCTCAGCTAGATTTGATAAAAACTTTATCATGGTATTCTCAGAACAAAGATAACAAAGATGCTCAAAAATGGGCTTGTGATTTCCTTAAAAAGAAACACAAACTTGATGTATCTTCGGTAATCAAAAGTCAATCTCCCACTTTCGGTTTCATTTGTCGAATTATTTCGAATGGCGGTTCTTTATCTGCCAAAGACCAAATCTGGCTCGAAAACATAATAACAAAACTTAAAGATGAATTAAATGCACCCAAAAAAGTGGTGGTTGAAGCACAACCTAAAATTGTTGTTCCTAATATACAAGACCGAATCCGTGAGAAGGCATCTGAGTGTATTGGTGAATTAGAAGGTCAATTGGATGAACTGATTATCTCAAGTTTTTCTGCCAATTCGGCACCTTATGCCGTTATGCATACCATGGAGATTAAAGGTGTGCATACCAAACACATTTCCGATTGGTTTAAGACGAAGCGGATTGAATTTGATGATGTGCTTCATACTGATGATGCGGAAGTCAAGGAAGGTTACTCCAACTTCTCCAAACCACAGTTAAAGAAAATCATTGCTTGGTGTGACCAAGTCATCTTAGATTGCGGTAAGATTGCCGGTGAGGCAGTTAAATCTCGCAAACCTCGTAAACGAAAATCAAAAACACCCGAACAATTGGTTGCAAAAATCAAAGTCATGGAAGAACACAAAGAGTTAAAACTCAAATCTGTTCCTGCCAAAGACATAATCGGTGCAATGCAATTGTGGGTGTTCAATACAAAGAACCGAAAACTTGGTTGTTATCATGCAATTGATGCCGATGGTCTATCAGTCAAAGGTTCTTCCATTATTAACTTTAATGAAAGTAAATCGGTACAAAAGACACTTCGAAAACCTGAGGCAACAATGCCTGAAATAGTCAAAGGCGGCAAAGTTTATCTCCGCAATGCCTTAGATGATATTCGGGCAGTTGAATCAGGCTTGACAGGAAGACTGAACGCTGATATAATTCTTGTTAGAGTTGTAAAATAATTTATTAAGGTAATAAAAATGAGAATCGCACTTGCGAGTGATGTTCACCTTGAATTTGGTGACTTGCATTTAAAAAATGAACAAAGTGCTGATGTGTTAATCCTCAGCGGTGATATCTGTGTGGCGGCTGACCTTGGTCGACCAGACCCACACAATTTTATGGAAGGCGCTAAAAGTAATCGTATTGTTGATTTCTTTAAACGATGTTCCTTTCAGTTTCCGCATGTAATTTATATTATGGGTAACCATGAACACTATCACGGTGACTTTGCTACAAGTGGAAACAAAATCAAATCAATGTTAGAATCTAATATGTTGAGTAATGTTTATTTTCTCGATAAAGAAACTAAAAAGATTGATGATGTAACATTTATTGGCGGAACTTTGTGGACTGATATGAACAAAAGCGACCCAATGACAATGTATCATGTTAGCAGAAGAATGAATGACTTTCAATGTGTTAAGAATAGTAATCGCATGGTTACTCGCACGGTTCCAATTTATGAATTAAATCCCAATTACACAGAAGATGGTAAAAATGGAAGTAAGTATGTCACTAAAGAAGGTGGCGGACTTATTGAAATTGGCAAAAAGAAAAAACAAGAAGTTGGACATTTTTCACCTGAAGATGCAGTTGAAGATTTTGAGAAGATGTATGGTTATTTGAAATCGGTAATTGAAGGTCGATTTGATGAGAAGTTTGTTGTTTGCACACACCATGCACCAAGTAAGGGTTCTGAGCATCCTCGATATAAGCATGATACACTAATGAATGGTGCTTATAATTCTGTCCTTGATGAATACATTCTTGACCATCGACAAATCAAATTGTGGACGCATGGACATACACATGAAGATTTTGATTATATGATTGGAACAACCAGAGTGGTTTGTAATCCTCGTGGATATATTGATTACGAACAAAGAGCTGATAATTTCCAATTGAAGTATATGGAGGTTTAATGTGAGTGACTATACACCCGATAAATGGTTAATTGTCAAAATTACAGGTGGAGATTATCCACCTGTCCATAAAGTTTTTGCTTGTTGGTATGGTGGATACCTTGGTTCAGATTCTTGGAAACTAAATTCAGGAATCACTAAAGTATTCTCCGAAGATGATATGTATTCTTTTGAAGGAAGTTCTGGTTCAGTTTATCATTGTCATAAAAACGCATATGGTGCCAATGGTTACGGTACTGGTGTGTTGAATCGCATGATTGAAGATTTAAAACAAAAGAATGTTGTGATTGATATTTTACCAGAAGAAACTAATTGGATCGAGTTAGATTATGCATAAAGAACTTGATAAACAATTGGTAGAAAAGTATCCTCTACTTTATCGTGACCGCCATGCACCTATGACAGAGACCGCCATGTGTTGGGGTTTCTGTTGTGGTGAAGGTTGGTATAATATTATTGATACACTTTCGGCATTACTTTGTTCTGAATATAATCAGGCAAAAGAAAGATATGAAAGTATCAAAGAATATTATGATACCGACAAAAAATGGCCTTGGGTTGGTGGTAAAGAAATTACACCAGAAGAAGTTGAAGAAAAACGATTGAAAATGGTAGAAGCGGAAGAAAAAGTTCCTACTGTTGTTCAGGTCAAAGAGAAGTTGGGCACTTTAAGATTTTATATTGACCGTGGTACTGATGAACATTATAATTATATTCGTTTTGCAGAAAACCTAAGTGCGGTTACTTGTGAAGATTGTGGCGCACCTGGTAAAATGAGAGGTCGTGGTTGGTATTATACTGCTTGTGATAAACACACTAACGATGGTGATGAAGATGACGATATATCTGAATGATGAAAGAGATTATTCTGAAGTAATTGAAGGTTGGGTTCGTGAATTCATTTGCACAATGGATGAAGGCATATTACGACCTGGTGATGATTCGGGTGAAGCACCATTTGGTGTGAAAATCATTTTTGATGGTTATGCAGATTTGGAGTATTACACCGAAGATAATGAATATCGATATGAAGAAGCGGGCGATACAACTCAACTTTCTTTTGCGGTATTCATTCACAAAGATTCATTACTAAAAGAGTTTCCTGAACATGACCAAACACCATGGGCATTGATACATCGACCAAAAGAAGAAGTTTGTATTTGGGTTTGGTATGATGAAAATGATGATTCAATTCAAGTGATTCCGTTTGAAGATAATAATTCTACCGAACTTGACCACCAGTTTATTACCCAATTAATTTTTGAGGTAGACAAAAGAGACCGAGGCGAATGATAAATGTTTGCCTCACTTTTATTGCTACATATACTATAATAGATATATTATGATAATTTTTGATTTCAATCAGGTAGCAATCTCTAATTTGATGGAACAAATAGGTTCGTCTCGGACTGCCGTAGATGAATCTTTGGTTCGCCATATGATTTTGAACACCATTCGTACCTATATAAAGAAGTTTAAAGAATCACATGGTCCTGAGGTCGTTATTGCTTGCGATAACAAAAACTATTGGCGCCGTGAATTGTTTCCACATTACAAAGCGGGTCGTAAGAAAGCTCGTGAGGCATCTGGCCATGATTGGCCAACCATTTTTGATTGTTTAAATAAAATTCGTGATGAGTTGCGTGATTACTCTCCTTACAAAGTCGTTACAGTAGAAACTTGTGAAGCAGATGATATTATTGCAGCTTTGGTGATGAAATATTCGGCAACACAAAAGATAATGATTCTGTCCTCAGATAAAGACTTTGCACAATTGCAGAAGTATCCTAATGTTGACCAGTATTCACCGATTTTGAAAAAACACATTAAAGAACCTCTACCTGCTTTACAATTAAAACAATTAATTATTCGAGGAGATAAGAGTGATGGAATTCCTAACATTCTTTCTCCTGATGATGTTTTTGTTGTTGGTGGTAGGCAGAAACCTATAACAGAAGCGAAGATTATAGGTTGGATGAATCAAGAACCAAAAGAATTTTGTAATGAAGATATGTTGCGTAATTTTTCTCGCAACGAAACTTTGATTGATTTATCTAAAATTCCTGATAAACTCAAGGCCGCTATACTAGATACATATGAGAGCGCAAAAAATCATTCGAAGCAAGAGTTTATGAATTATATGATTGCGAACCGTCTCAAAAACCTAATTGAAGTGATTGATGAATTCTAATGATTGACGCTAAACTATTTCCAGAAATTTTTGAAGAATTTGAAAAGGCTGAAACCAAAGCCGATAAAATGGCAATTCTAAGAAAATATTGGCATCCAAAGTTCCAAGAATTTTTGGAATATGCCTTTAACCCTAATATAAAATTCGATGTTATCCCACCAAAAGAATGGCGACCCGCAGTTGAACCTGCCGGTCTAAACATTACATATTTGGACCTCGAAGTTCCAAAGTTATACCGATTTATTAAAGACCATCCAAATCGACCTTCTGAATTGGCAAATGATGATGCCAAGAAAACGAAACTATTGAAGGTTGTCTTAGAAGCATTACATCCATCCGAATCAGAATTACTATTGAAGATGCTGAAAAAGAATTTGAGTATCAAAGGTTTAACAACGAAGTTAATTCAAGAGGCTATATCTGGGAAGTAATTATGAAAGTTGCAGTTGTTACACCAACAATTGGTAGTGACCATCTTAGTCAATGTTTATCATCTGTTGATTCACAAACTTACGAAGATTTAACCCATTATGTTTTTATCGATGGGTCTCAATACTTTGATAAGGTTGAAGAACAATTAGTTGGTGCATCCAAAGTAAAAACAATCCGTTTAGAAGATAATGTTGGTAAAGGATGGTATGGTCATCGTGTTTATTCCGCCTGTTCATTCTTGGTCAATGCAGATATCATTTGTTATTTGGATGAAGATAACTGGTTTGATAATTGTCATGTTAAAAAGTTGGTTAATACAATTCAAAACGGAAATGATTGGGCATTTTCACTAAGGAAAATTTATGATAAACAAGGTAACTTCCTCTGTGAGGACAATTGCGAATCGCTTGGAAAATGGCCTGTCTATTTTAATGATGAAGTATTTCATGTGGACACCTCATCTTTTGCCGTTAAGCGTGATGTTGCAGTCCGTATAGGACAATCTTGGTATGGACAATGGGGTGCGGATAGACAATTCTTTCAGAATATCCGCCATCATTTTCCAAAGTATGATTGCACTGGTGCTCACACCATGTGTTATCGATTAGATGGTAATGAAAACTCTGTCAACAAAGAATTTTTTGACGAAGGTAATGAAATTCAAAGACAGAAATATGGTGAAAGCTTTCCGTGGAACTCTACGAAGAAACCGATACAGATAAACGAACCTATTTTCATAGGACCGGGAATTCAATTAGTATGAAAACAGCATTAATTACGGGTGTCTCAGGATACCTTGGATCACATTTAGCTAAATCCCTTAAAAACTCAGGATGGAAGGTTGTAGGTGTTGATATAAAACACACCGACAATCGTTATGTTGATTTGTTTCATCCTTGTGACATAAAAGATGGTGAATCATTACATTTACTTTTTGATAAGGTGAACATCGATGTGGTGTTTCATTTGGCAGGAAGAATCGAAGTTGGTGAATCAGTAAAATATCCACAAACATTTTTTGTTAATAATACACACGGAACAAATGTCCTTTTAGATGTTATGAAGTTTTGGGGTGTGAATAAAATTGTTTATTCGTCTACCGCAGGTCTTTACAAATCCAAAGATACACGAATAAGTGAAGATGATGAATTAAACCCAATGAACAATCCTTATGCAGCAAGTAAATATTCTGCTGAATTGGAGATTCGTCTTTCTGGTGTGGAACATGTTATCTTCCGTTATTTCAATCTCGCTGGTGCGGATCCTGAAAACGAAATGGGTGAGTGCCACGAACCAGAAACACATTTGATTCCTAGGATTCTCCAAAATCTAAATAATTTCACTATTTACGGAAATGATTATGAAACGCCTGATGGAACTTGCGTCAGAGACTATGTTCATGTAAGTGATGTTGCCGATGCACATGTTTTGGCAGCAGAACATTTAGTAAATGGTAAACAATCTCAAATTTTAAACTTAGGAACTGGAAGAGGTTATTCGGTGCAAGACATTGTTAACCTGGTTAAAAAAGTAACCGGGCAAGATGTAACATTCAGGTATGAATCCAGACGGGCAGGTGACCCTCCTTTCCTATTTGCCGATGTGTCTTTAGCCGAAAAGGTCTTGACTTACCGACCTAAGCATGATATAATCTCTATTATTCAAACCGCTTATAACTGGCATACAAGACATGACAATACCTAAAATACACGATATGGCGCTTGGCGCCGATGACCTTATTGGTCTTGGTTTACTTAAAAATCACATCCATGTTCTCAATGGCGAAATCGATGAAGATAATATCAAAGAAGCAATTAAGTGGATTATTTTTGAGAACACCGATGATAAAGATAAAGAACTTACACTCTATATCAATTCAGCGGGTGGAAGTTTGTGTGATGCTTTTGCGTTGATTGATATCATGCGTAGTTCTAAATATCCGATTCGAACCATTGGAATGGGAAGTGTAATGTCAGCCGCATTTATGATTTTTGTAGCAGGTGACAAAGGTCGTAGATATATTGCAAAAAACACAAGCATTCTCTGCCACCAATTCTCAGAAAACACCGAAGGTAAGTATCACGACCTTAAAGCATCTTTGCGTGAAAATGAAAATATGAATAATCGTATGGTCGAACTTATCAAAGAATGTACCGATTTATCCACTAGAGTTATTAAGACTAAACTTTTACCGCCAAGTGATGTTTGGTTGACTGTGGATGAAGCAGTAGAACTTGGCATTGCAGACCATATCCTCTAGGAGGTTTTTTAAAAATTCAAAATGTTAGGCGGAAAGAAAGTCTATAAACCAACAAAAACGAAGTTTAAAAAACATGAAGAAAATTTCTTCATTACAAAACAAAAAAAGAAACACCATGATAAATCAACTTATAGGTTGTTGAAGCAACAAGAGAAAGATGAATATGTCGTATAGAGAAATGTTACTCAAGCAAATCCGTGAATTAGAATTAAAGATAACGGAAGCACAAGGCGATAAAGCGGTTTTAGAAAAAGAATTAAACCGTTTACAGATTGCCGAATTTGAGGAAGAAATGCGAGAATCGAGCGAACAACGCCTCCTCAAAGGTTAGTGCCCACTAACTTGGTGTTGCAAAAAAACAACACCAGCACTTGACAATTCCATCCTTCCGTGATAGGATGTATGAATGATGAAAATTCTAAAAGAAATCACGGTATGGAACGGTATTGAATACCGACCTCCGAACCACACTTATCTCCTGAATTCAAAAAATCAAATTGTCGCTTTTGCAAAATGGCATGGCGATGAAATTGATGAATTAAAATCCCGAATGGTATTGAATAAAAGATACCGCAAGTTTGAAGAAACCAAACATTCGGGTTTATCCAAACTAATTTCAAAATACAATACCGAAAATATACCCGAAGAAAAACGGGAAGAATTTAAACCCGTTTATGAAAGAACCTTTAAGGTAAAATCTAAAGGAAATGAATATATTGTCGGATACTCAAAAAACCAATTAACCTGTTCCTGTATAGGATTTGGTTATCGTAGGAAGTGCAAACATGCTGATGTTGTTAAAAAGCAACACTTTCCGAGCGTGCAGGCATCTGCTGGTTGACAATTCGGCAGATATCCGTTATACTTGTTCCATAATGATTGATAAGGAGTTGTTATGAAATTCGATGTTTTTCAAATTAATCTTTCCGATGAGGAAAATAGTGTTCCGATGATTCGTGAAACCTACTTGGACACGATTATGAAACCTAATGCTAGTGCGATTTTAAAAGCAAAAGTATTTTATAAAAAAGTAGCGACAATTGACGCTACCTCGTTTAATGATGTTTTCGAAATTGGCAACATTGGTCCTGAAGAAAAAATTCAAAGAATCGACCGTATGCATTCCGTCTCCGTTGGTGATGTAATTGTGAGTGAAGATGGTATTGCAAAATTTGTTGCACCTATCGGTTTTCAAAATGTGGAGTTTGTATGAGCAAGATGAATGATTTTGTGGTCACCTCTGTGGTGAATAATTTGGTAAATATGTCCGATAAGGACTTGCAAGAAGTTGCGGTGTTGTTGGTGAATTTTCCCAACGGCGAAAAATTGGCAGACCTAATTGGTTTTGCCTTGTTTGATAAAAATGTGGTAGAGAATGAAACGGAAATTGTATGATTAGGACAGTTTTGGGTTTTCTACTGGTGTTTGGTGCAGTTGGTGGCATGGATGCACAACCTCTTGCCTCGAATGCCGTGTTTGCCTCACAAATCGGTTTTGCCGTGTTAGGATTGGTACTCATGTATTTCGGTACCAAAAAAATTGCAAATCAATGATTATCTATACCCATCAAAAATCAAAAAAGCGTAAACCAAATGCGAAACAGCGTGAGCTGTCTCGCTCTTGGGAAGAAATGCTTAAAAAATACGAAACCAAAAAAGTAGTCAAAGTGACAAATAATGTAAAACCGTATTCTACGCCAAAACCATATGTGCGAGAGACACCAAAATATCCAAGTTTGAATTCTGGACTTGGTACTTGCACCAAACCTGTTCATGGCAAAGTTTACACTGGCGACAAAATGAAAGGTATTGGCACTTTACACAAATCCAATGCTGTGCCAATTTTTACGGATGAAGAAGCAATAGACCAAGCGAATATGCGAAGATAAAATGGATGAGAATAAAATGCAAAGAATAAGAATGGTTTTAACAAAAAATCAATTAATGACCTTTGTTGGAGGTCTCCACGAAATGCAATTAAAAATGGTTGATGATGCCGTGGATTTGAAAGAAAAAGATGGTTTTCCAGAAGCTAATGCGGTCATTGATTATATACGCAAAAAAACCATTGGAAATCAATAAGTTAGTGGGCACTAACATTTTGTTGTTTTTTTGCAACATATGTTCCGAAGCTGGTTGACAATTCGGCATTTTCATGTTATCCTATGCTTGTTGAGAATGAAAAAGGCACTTAAATTATGAAATTATTATCTACTGGCAATCCAAAAATTCTAAAAGGTTTGAAGCAAGGTTTCAATACTTACATTATGCACCTTGCACCAGCAAATCTTTCTGGTTATGAAACCTGTCCAAAGCGTACCGCTGGTTGTACCGCTGCCTGTTTGAATACTGCTGGTCGTGGTGGTATGTTTAAAAAAGGCGAAAATACTAACGCTATTCAAAAAGCGAGAATTCGCAAAACCAAAATGTTTTTCGAAAATCGTACCGAGTTTTTTACTCAATTGGTAAAAGATATTGAATTAGGTATCAAGCAAAGTGCTAAAAAAGATTTGGTTCCTGTTTTTCGTTTGAATGGTACAAGCGACCTTTCTTTTGAAAAATACGAAGTGATTCGGAATGGCAAATTATTCCGTAATATTTTCTCCGCTTTCCCTGAAGTCCAATTTTATGATTACACCAAAATTCTTGGTCGTAAGGTAAGTGAAATTTCAAATTATCATTTAACATTTAGCGCTGCTGATGGTAATGATATCGATGTGACAAAAGCGGTTGCACAAGGTTATAATGTTGCGGTTGTTTTTGGTATCAAAAAGACTTTACCAATGCCTGAAGATTATGTTGGTATGCCAGTTTTCAATGGTGATGATTCTGATTTGAGATTCTTAGACCCGAAAGGTGTTGTGGTTGGTTTGTATGCCAAAGGTAAGGCGAAAAAAGACACCTCTGGTTTTGTGAAGTATCCTACTTTTATGATGAAGGCAGCTTAATATGAAATTTGCTACTTATAGAGACCGTGATAATTATGATACCCGCCATGGTGGTCCTTTTGACCGTGGTTCTGCTGATAGTTATTATCATCGTGGTATTACACCGCATTATTATGTTGAAGGTACTTCAACCTCTCCTAGAATTGAAGAAGTCCAAATGACAGAAAAAGAAATTTCTGATTATATGGCAGGTTATGAATGGAATGAACAGTTTGGTGATAAGAAAGATTGGGGTTAAAATTATGTTGACTAAAGATATTAAAAACGGCGACCGTTTTCAATTGCGTAATGGTTGGTTTGGCACCATGAAAGATAATGGTCGTGGTGTGTCTCGTTTGGCTGAAATTGAAGGTGTTTTTACTGAAATTGGTTCGGTTTATTCCTTTGAAATTGAAAAAGTTTTTAAAGGCGAACAAGTTTTTTCGGTTGAATTAACTGATAAAGAAAAACAAGTCCAAAGAATGAATGAGGAGATTTTCGGATGATTATTGATTTTACTGACAAAGAATTGGATATTATTTTTGAGTGTTTAGATGAGCGCAGAATGTGTTCGGATGATGAGGAAGAAATTCTCTTGATTCATTCTGTTTTTGATAAACTTTATCAGGAGTGTAATAATGGTAATTCGTAAAAAATTAAATGAAACGCCTGTAATTGATTTGACAGGTCCCGAAGGTAACGCTTTTTGTTTGATGGGTTATGCTAAAAAATTTGCTCGACAGTTAAACCTTGATGGCGATAAAGTGATTGAAGAAATGAAAAGTGGTAACTATGAAAATTTGGTGAAAGTTTTTGATAGTTATTTTGGTAATTATGTGATTTTGGAGAGATAAGATGGGAACTCGTAGTTTGACTTTTGTGTATGATGGTAAAGAACCTATGATTAATATGTATCGCCAATATGATGGTTATCCGTCAGGTCACGGAAGTAATTTAGCAGAATTTCTAAATTCGTTTGATGCTATTGTGAACGGCATATCTGTTGGTGATAACCGTAAAATTGCAAATGGTATGGGTTGTCTTGCCGCTCAATTGATTGCACATTTCAAAATTGATGTTGGAGGATTTTACATGTATCCTGTAACCGCAAAAGATTGTGGACAAGAATATGAATACCATGTGTATGAAAATAAAGTGGTTGTGAAGAATCCAACCGAAGTGATTTTTTCTGGCACATGGAGAGAATTTAATGAATTTTGTTCTGCTGAGGAATTAGCATGATTTTAAATTTGAATGATTTTAGTTCTCCTGGTTTTTGTTCTTTGTATAAAAGTATACCAATGGTGAAATATACATCGAAAACCAGGAAGTTGATTCGCAATGTTATTGGGCAACCTGTGCGATTCAAATTTCGGGGACCTCGACCAAAAAAGTATGGAAGGTCGGCACCTACCCGTCAAAGTGGTTGCCTAAAAGAAGATGCGGTAACATTTTCGGTATACTTGCGATAAGGTACTTGACAATTGTTCCGTGTTGTGTTATACTGTTATTTCTAAATTGATAAAAGGAGTTTTATATTATGGCTCGTGGTAAATCTGATAAACTTGCACCGTTTCAAAAATTGATGACCGTTATGGTATCTGGCAAAGCAGTAACGATTGAAGAAATCGATGCCACCCTTGGCAAAGAGATTCATATGTATCGTTTATCAACCTATATCTGGTTGATGAAAACTAATGCCAATGCTGTGGTTAAGGCAATCAAAGATGGTCGTAAAATCACCGCATATCAAATAATGAATGTGGCTGATGTGAAAGATTATTTGAAGCGTGTTGGCGCAACATCGTTTACACCTGGTCAATCACAAAAGATTGTCAAGGCTAAAACCAAGGCTGCAGCTGCACCTAAGGTTGCTAAACTGAAAGATTTGAAAGCACAACCTGTTGCTGAAGAAGTGACAGAAGAAGTTATGGAAGTAACCGAAGTTACTGAAAAAGCAGTTGCTTAATTTTTTAAAGATGGGGGAGTTGCGAGACTTCATGGCGAGCTGTCAGTCGGAGATGCCGAGTTCTATGAACTTTCAAAATGGATCGTCCGCAGTAAGTCTCATAGAGGCGAGGTCCGCTAATTCTTAAACAACAGCGACTATCGGGAGATAGCCAGCGTGCCCCTTATCTTTAATTTAGTGAAGTGAAAATATTATGAGTGTATTAGATTTAAAAATGAGACCTTTAACGGTGTTTGATGCTTCAAATAATGCTCATAGAGAGTATTATGCAGAATTTGTAAGAAGAAAAACATGGGGATATTGTCCAGTTAGATTTGCGGTTGAAGGTACAAGCCAAACAGACTTGGTCACTTACATAGAACGGTGTTTGGTTGATTACTATACAATGAAAGAATTCAAAGTAAAGAATACACTAAGATGAATGAAATTGAAAAAGAGATAATGTTAATTGCACAGGAAGAATGTGCAGAAGTGACACAAGCAATTAGCAAGTGTTTTCGATTTGGTTTTGATTCTGAATATAATGGTAAAACCAATCATCAAAGATTGACCGAAGAGGTTGGAGATTTACTTTGCATGATTAATTTGATGATTGAAAAGAAGATTGTTCCAGAAATGGCAACATACAATGCTTCTTTAGCAAAAAGAACAAAGCTTCAACAATGGTCAAATATTTTTGAAGGTGAGAAAGAGGTACATTAATGAATTGGGTTCTTGTCGTTTGGTTAGCCTCGTCAAATAATTATACGATTTATGAAAAGTTTCCTACACAAGAATCGTGCATGGAAAAACAAGTAACGGTTACAAAGGCATTAAATCAGGCAGATTCAAAAATGAGAACTGAATGTCGAAAAAGGAAACCAGGCGATGTTTTTAATAAAAGTGATATTGTTGTTACAAGGTACATATTAAGATGAATGATTACCTCAAATATAGCGGTGCCTCTGTTATAATTCAGTTGAACCCTTTACATTGGAAAGTTTTACCGTGGTTCAGAAAAGAAATCAATGAATGGGCGACAGAAAATGAAAGAACATATAGTTTTACATTTCTGTTTTTAACGATTAGAGTTTGGATTGATGATGGGAGTTGGTAATGAAGTATTATAGTGAATTGTCAAATATTGAAACGCAAATCATTCGTTTGGATGCAATGTCAAGCGTCTTGCGTGTAATTTCTAATGGTGCAGAACATTCAAGTGATGAGGATGTAAGAAATGCACTTTGGTACATTGAAGGTTCGATTGAAGATATCCATGATTCTTTGTATGCTCGATTTAATGAATTGTGGGAGGTGGTTCGTGATGATGATACACCAAAAGAAAAACATAAAGGTGGTATGAAAAAGAAAAAGATGATGACCGATAGGGAACTACCATGAACATATTCTATCTTGACCGACATCCAAAAACCTGTGCAGAAATGCATTTGGACAAACATGTGGTTAAGATGATTATTGAATATGCACAACTTATGTCCACGGCTCATCGTGTTCTTGATGGTGAAGAATATTTTGATAAGACCGCAAATGGTCGAAAAATTAAGCGTTGGCGTTTACATGATGACCGTGAAGGTCGTTTGATGAAAGCATCACATGTTAATCACCCATCAGGTGTGTGGGTTCGTGCCAATGTAGCAAACTACGGGTGGTTGTTTACAATGTGGGAATTCTTGTGCAAAGAATATACTTTTCGTTATGGTAAACAACATGCCTGTAGCCGTTTATTGGATTGTTTGAATGTGACACCAAATAAAATACCTGGTGGTGATTTTTATCCTCCCACGCCTGCGATGCCTGATGAATGTAAAATTGCCGGTGATTCTCTCGCCTCTTATCATAAATATTATATTGAAAGAAAAATACATTTTGCTAAATGGACAAAGCGACCAGTACCTAACTGGTTCGCAAATGCGGTGACTAATAATGCCAACCTATCAATTTCGCAACACCCAAACTGATGAAGAATTTGAAGTCTTGATGAAGATTTCAGAGCGTGAAGAATATCTAAAAAATAATCCACACATTCAATCAATTATAACTGCACCTGCTTTGGTGTCAGGTGTTTCAACTTCTAACTCCAGAAGTGGTCGTGTTCCATCTGGATTCAATGAGGTTCTTTCTAAGGTCGCAGAAGCACATCCAACCTCTAAGGTTGCACAAAGATTTGGAAAGAAATCAATCAAACAAGTAAAGACGGAACAAATCGTCAAAAAACATCTAGGATAACCGAAGTGAATTTTAACCATGTAAAACTAGATGCCTTAAATTTTGAATTAGAATCTGTAACAACCGAAAGTGGTAGAACATACAAAACGCCAACAGGCAATGTTTATCCGTCTATTACTACGGTGTTATCATCGTATAACAAACAAGCTATTTACGAATGGCGACAAAGAGTTGGTGAAGAAGAGGCAAATCGCATATCTCGCAAAGCATCAGGTCGTGGCACCAAATTGCACAATACTGTTGAAAAGTATTTACTCAATGAAATGTCACCACTTCAAATGCACTCAGTAATGCCTGATACAAAAGAATTATTTTTGAAATTAAAACCTTTTTTAGATACGCATGTAAATAACATTTATGGCATCGAACAACCCTTGTTTAGTGATGAATTACGCCTTGCAGGAAGATGTGACTGCATTGGAGAATGGAACGGAGAAATCTCCATCATTGACTGGAAGACCGCAAATTACTCCAAAGAGAAAGACCAAATTGCCAATTATTTTATGCAAGCCTCAGCCTACGCAGAAATGTTTGGAGAACGAACAGGCATTTCCATTAACCAAATCGTAATTGCAATTGCCGTAGAAAATCAACAACCTCAGATATTCATAGAGGACAAAAAACATTACCTGGCAGGATTGAATAAATATATTGACAAGTATCATAATATCTGATACAATATTGTTTTATGTGGTGGTACGAACCGAGTATTCGGTAGCAAAAGCGAAAGCTGACCATCACACCTAATTCGTTGAAGGTAATTGAAAGGTGTTCTGGACTCGGGTTCGATTCCCGACACCTCCACCAAAAGGAGATATGATTGAAACCATATGAAGTAATAGTAATCACACTATTAACAATTTTGATTTTGGTTCATGTCTTTTTTTGATGGGGGTGACCTGGTCTCGACAGGGCAATGAGTAGAAAACTGGAGAATCGTCAGACAAGGCGTAAAAATCAAAACAAAGTAAACGCAAATGACGAAAGATTTGCTCTAGCCGCTTAAGGATAGATGAGGTTTCGCAGAGTGTACCTTATTACCCAATCACTCTGCAAGAATTCTATGGCAAATTACAAAAGAAAAAAATCAAAACGAGTTTGTAAGTGTACCTTGTGTACCAAATTTCGTTGGTTAGGTAATTCGTTACAAAGAAAAAGAATCTCTGATATTCGTAATATTGATAAAGTGAAAAGTTATGAAGATTTACATCAATAAGTATAAAGACCATTGGATTAGTCCATATACAATTTTAGACTACATGTTCTTTTGGACAGACTGGTCAAAATGCAGCCGCAATAGTAACATTCAATCTGCATTGGATGAATTGGATGGTAAATACAAATACATTGAGCATCCTGAATGGGTTGAAAAATGGTCCGACCGTTTAACACCTATCAGTAAAGCAATTCAATGGGTCTGGGATAAAATTGACCGCAAAATTAATTATGTGAAGATTGATAAGTGGGATACTTGGTCAATGGACCACACCCTTTCATACATCATTCTTCCGATGTTGAAACAATTGCGAGACACCAAACATGGTGCACCTCATGTTGACGATAAAGATGTACCAGATGAATTAAAATCTACATCCGCACCACCAAAAGAAAACGAATATGATACGGATGACAATCATTTCAAAAGATGGGATTATGTCCTCGATGAAATGATTTTTGCATTTGAACACAAGGTCGATGATTCTTGGGAAGAAGCTTACCGAGAAGGTGATATTGATATTAAATGGGTGCCTGTTGACAAAGATGGCAACGAAGTACCAAAGGGTGAACACAAGTTTTACCAGATGGCCGATGGACCAAAGAACACATTCAAATGTGATTATGATGGTATGCAAAAGGTCCATGACCGTATGCAAAATGGTTTCCGTTTGTTTGGCAAATATTATCAAGGATTGTGGGATTAAAATGGATAGAGATTTAAGTTCGTATGTTTTAGTTTTAGAGAATTGGTTGGACAAAGAAAATTGTAAACAAACTATTCGTGAAATGGAAAATGCCAATTGGCAACAGCATGTGTTTTATGATGTGCATACCGGAACAAATAATACAAGAAGCGGAAGTAAAGAGTTGGATGTTGCTTGGGGGAAAAATTTGTCAACACAACCTTATATCATGCAGAGAATATGGGAAGCATATAAAGAATATTTGACACATTTAAATTTTCCTTGGTTTGATAGTTGGAAAGGATACTCAGAAGTTCGATTTAACATGTATAAAGAAACTAGAGTTATGGCCGAACATTGTGACCATATTCATTCCATGTTTGATGGTGAAAGAAAAGGCATTCCAACAATGACTTTTTTAGCGGGACTAAATGATGAATACACCGGTGGCGAACTTGTAATGTGGGGTGATGAAGTAATTCCAATGGGAGAAGGAACCGCAGTTATATTTCCGTCTTGTTTTTTATATCCACATAGAGTTGAACCAGTGACGACAGGAATAAGATATTCTTGTGTTTCTTGGGCTTGGTAATTACTAAATATAATACTGGCACCACACACTCGCCAGTATAACACACACAGGAGAAAACTATGTCAAACATGACACCTTTTGAAATCCGTCTGGATTTATTGAAAATGGCTCAGAGTATGCTTGAAACCGATTATTACGGCAAGCGTGAGCAAATCGCAAACGAATACGCTACAAAGTGTGAGGTTGCGAAAATACATGGAAGTGAAATACTGGCCCATCCAGGATTCCCTCCATATCCTAGTGAAGCTGATATTATTGCCAAAGCGCAAATTCTAAACGGCTTCGTTTCACAAATCCCCAATACTACACAAGAAAAGACTAGCAAAAAGTCCACCTGATACGGGATTGGACCGCGGATTTTAGCATCTGCGGTCCTTAACTAATTAAGGAGAATTATGCAGGTTCGCATATTAATTACCTCTGTTGTTGCATTTATGATTTTGAGTTTTAGTGTTGCTATGGCAAATTTTGAAAGACCAAGTATGCCATACAAAGCATATTACAACAACTTAACAGAAGATACAAAAAAAGAAATTGAATGTTTAGCGGAAAATATTTACTTTGAAGCAGGTCACGAGCCTGATATAGGTAAAGTTGCCGTAGCATTTGTCACCATCAATCGTGTAAAAAGTAGTCGCTTTGAATCCGATATTTGTAGTGTCGTAAAACAAAAAATGGCAGGTGTTTGCCAATTTTCATGGTACTGCGAAGAAAGACCTAAGGCAATGTCGCAAGGTAAGGTCTTGACAAATAGTAACAATTCATTGTATAATGACATTAGAAATTTGGCGATATATGTTTATGCTAACTATGAAAGAATTGAGGACCCAACACACGGCGCTCTATTCTATCATGCAGATTATGTGAGTCCAAAATGGAAAAACATGGAAAAAACAGCAGTAATAGGCAGACACATTTTTTACAACAGAAAGGACTTAAAACAACTATGAACGCAAAGGTATCAGATTTAATTAAGTTAGATTCGACATTTGTTATTTGTTTGACATTAATTCTTTTAACCACAGTTGGAAGTATGTCGTATTATTTCATTAAAGATAGAACATTGATGGCAGGAAATATTGATGGTGCGATAGCAAAGGGAATTGACCCACTATCTGTCCGTTGTTCGTATGCCAAGAGTGATGATTTAATTTGTGTTGCATTTGCGGCTTCAGCACAATCTCATAATGTAGCATCGTCCGCTAAAAAATAAAAAAGGAGTTTTTGTTATGGCAGTTCAACAGTTGAGCATTAATCAACTATCGCAACCAGACCGTGAAAAGTTGTTTAAAATCGTAAAAGAATGTTCCGATTCAATGACACGAATCGAAGGTGAAAACGATTTTATTCGGGAGAGTATTGCAGAGACCGCAAAACAAATGCAATTACCTAAAAAACTGGTTGCGAAGTTGGTGAGAGTTTATCACAAGCAAAACTTTGATGAAGAAGTTGCTGTGAATGAACAATTTGAAAATCTATATGAAAGTGTGGTGAAATAATGTCTAAATTTACTTTTGTTTGTCAGGAAGAATCTATGCCTTTTGTGCATAGCATTCAATCTAAAAGAACCGTTGAGTTCAATGCAGAAACATTGGATGATATTTTGAATGAGTTTGAAATGTTCTTGCGTGGTGCAGGATTTCATTTTGAGGGTCATTTGGATTTCGTAAATGAAGATGATTTTATTCAATTTGAAAATGAAGAAGATGACCTCGAAGAATCAAAACAAAGATGGAATGCCACAGTTCATTCATTGATGAATCCTCCTAAATTTCGTGCCAATGCAACCACTTGCGAAGTGTGCGGATTGAACAAAGAAATGATGGCAACACATCATTGTTATGACGATAATTGTCCTGTTCACGCACCACAATCAGTATGTAAAAGTGAAGAATAATGCCAACAAAAGATGAAATGGCGAAGTTTGCCAAAGCCATTGACGCTCTTGTTTCCAAAACTGATTACAATCACATAGAAGCGATTGTAGAATACTGTAAACAAACTGGACTTGAAATAGAAGTGGCGGCAACATTAGTAAACGCCAATTTAAAATCTAAGTTGGAAGGTGATGCTATGGATAATAACATGTTGAAAGAGAAAAGTTCTCGTTTACCTTTATGACTGGTTATGAAACATTTGGAATATACGAATCTTTAAAACTACATTTCTCAAAGGACACATACGATTTTTTCAAATACAATGGTAAAACAAACCATTCGGTTCAGTCCTTTGAAAATCGTAAAGACAAGTATCATTTCTATAAACTTTCCCGAAAGTATACCAACAAGGATGCCTTAATAGATTTCTTGGTTGCCAACTTTCTGGAAGACGATAAAACATGGGTTGGTAAACTTTTAGAAGAAGATGCTGATATAAGATATCGTAATCGTCAAAAAGTCGTCCAAAGTCTTTCCTATGCGTTTGAGAATGATTGTAGAACAGTCTTTGAGAATCTAAGTGATCCAAATGAGGTCATCAAAACGGATGGCGATTACCCGGTATTATTGACAAAGGCATTACGCAAAGAGATTACAATTGAAACTTTGGTGATACTGAATAAAATTCTAAATTTCTTTCCGATGTGGGATAAAAAAATCACCGATACAATTCGTTGGCCTGATTTTAGGCGTAAATGTGAAAAGTATGCCTCATTTTTACCACAAGATGTTGTAAAATTCAAGTTGATATTGAAAAAGGTTTTGGAATGAAAAAATTATACCTTGATATGGATGGCGTTCTCTCTGATTTTGAGGGTGCATTTTCTGGTCATTATGGACCTGACACCTTAAAGAACCGAGAAAAAAAGTTATGGACAGAAGAATGGCCTAATTTCATTTTAGAGAAAAAAGGATTCGAATCTCTTCCTTGGTGGCCAGGTGGCCAAGAAATGGTCAAGTTTGCAAAAGAACTTGCCAAGAAAGGGATTGAAGTAGAAATTCTGACTTCATCTGGTGGTGAAAAATATCACAATGAGGTGAAAGAGCAGAAGATTGCTTGGTTAAAGAAAAATGGTATTGCATTTAAACCGAATGTTGTGCCTGGTCGTAAACATAAGAGAGATTATGCAGGACCTGGCATTGTTTTAGTTGATGATACCTTAGATGTTATTCAAGCATTTAATAAAGCAGGCGGTATCGGCATACATCACAAAGATTTGGGCGATACTATTGAAAAAATAAAAACCCTGCTTGCATGAACACTAAATATAAGATACATTATGTTTATGTGAATAAGTCGTTTATATACCGTTAATACTCCGTTTATACGAAAGGAAATACAATGAGTAGTTTTGCAAATTTAAAGCGTGGTCGCAATGACTTCGCTAAACTCACAAAGGCTATTGAAGCCACAACCCAAACCGCTGAAAGCGGATCCAAAGAAGATACCCGATTCTGGCAACCTGAAGTAGATAAAGCAGGTAACGGCATGGCTGTTATTCGTTTTCTACCCGCACCTGCCGCTGATGGTGATGATGCTCTACCTTGGGTTCGTGTGTTCTCTCATGGATTTCAAGGTCCTGGCGGTTGGTTCATTGATAATTGTTTGACAACTATTAATGAGAAATGTCCAGTTTGTGAACACAACAATACATTATGGAATTCTGGCATTGAAGCAAATAAAGATATTGCTCGTAAACAAAAACGAAAACTATCTTATATTGCGAACATCTTGGTAGTTTCTGACCCTGCCAATAAAGAAAATGAAGGACAAGTCCGTCTTTTCAAATTTGGTAAGAAAATCTTTGATAAGATTACTGAAGCAATGAATCCAGATTTTGAAGATGAGAAAGCAGTCAACCCATTTGATATGTGGGAAGGTGCCAACTTCAAGTTGAAGATTCGTAATGTTGAAGGTTATCGTAATTATGATAAATCAGAGTTTGCGGAAGTATCTGCACTTTTTGATGGTAATGATGAAAAACTTGAAGCACTTTGGAAATCAGAACATGGTATTAAAGAGTTTGCTGAAAAGAAACAATTTAAACCTTATGAACAGTTGAAATCACGCCTCGACAAAGTTCTTGGTTTTGATGGTACTGCCTCTGCAACAAAGACCAAAGCAGTTGATTCAGTTGTTTCTTCAATTAAAGATGAAGATGTGTCCATGATTGATAAATCGATTGGTGATGATGAAGATTTGGACTATTTCAAATCTCTTGCAGAACAAGATTAAGTAATTAATCTCTTTCTTCCAACCCGGCCTTGCGCCGGGTTTTTAACTGGCGTTAACGCTTAGATTATTTGTTCTTTCTATATTCACAACAGAAGGATTTCCAACTTTACCTTGTTGTCTCTGTAACATAGCTAATTTGGAAGATTCTTTAGTTAATCCTAAAACTTCTCCAGTTTGTAAATCTTTGTCACTTAAAAAATTTCCATAATATTGGTCCGCAATCATTCTCACCGGCTTATCACCCATTGCAATAAGTGTTGGTGCTGCGGTTTTTAAAGGATCCCATGTGCTTTCTTTATGTTGGTTATAGTTATCTTTATTTCGATGTTCAAAATGTAAATGTGGACCTTTACTCTGTCCTGTATTACCCATGAGACCAATTATTGTTCCGGGGTCAAGTTCTTGACCCTTTTTAACATTGATTTCATCCAAATGACCAAAACGAAGGAACTCATTGTTTATTGCCAAGGTAATCATATTACCATAACCATTCACCATACCTGCATTAGTTACTTTTGCATAAGTTAAAATTTGAATGGGTGATCCACGAGGAATTCCCGCATAATCAACTCCATAGTGAAATTGAGGTGGCGCTAAAGTTCCATCTTTATTTTTAAATTGTCTCATTCCATATTTTGATGTTACTACCGCCTGGCCTTTAGTAGTTGGATATGTTACATTTTCATCACCAGAAGTTTTTTCCTTTTCTTTTTTAGGTTCTTGCACAGGAGTCTTTTTTGGAGGTTGAGGTGCAGGTGTTGGTGAAGGAGTAGGCGCTGGTGCAGGCGGCGCAGGAGGAACTATTGGTGGTGGAAGTTTAGATACTTTTTCTTCTTGTTTTTTAATTTCTTTTTGTCTTCCTGAAATTAAAACACCGGTTATTGGATCATAAACTTCTTCATCCAAATCCTTTTCTTTCCAATTTAATTTCTCTATTTTTTCTTTCCAAATACTTCTTCTTTTTACCAATGCCTCTTTTTTCACATTTAATTCAGAAATTTCACCATCAAGTTTAGTGCCATCATCTTGCAATTGTTTAACATAGGCATCTCGTTCTTCTTTTTTACCTCTTGTTCGAACTTCATTTACATCAATACCAAAAACATCTAATGCAAGCCAATATTTTAAAGATTCTGCTTCGGTAACCAAAGTGTTTTTGGCCAAAGATAAAAATCTACCTATACCATCAATAGTTTTTATTGTTGCATCTTCTAAGGTGTTAAAAATTACTGATGCTTCTTCTTTGTTAATCAAACCAAAAGAAACTGCATTAAGAAAATCAATAGAGCCTGTTCTGAACCATTCATACCAATCAAAATTTACAACAAAATCTTTAAATTTTATCGCACCAGTTTTTACTCCATCAAAAGTATTTGAAATAAAAGTTCCAATATCAGAAACGGCAATAACCATACTGCCAATTGCAACCATTAAACCGCTTACCAATAAATTAATAATTTTAGAAAAAGAGAATCTACCTTCAGATTCATCTGTTGTTTTTTCTGATTTTTTAGGAAGTCTAACAAATAATTGTTGATTCGACCTAGCATCAGAAATTTCTTTACCTAAAATACCACCTTCCGCCGGTCGGCCGCCCTCTAATTTAACTAACTGTGTGAAACCTTTATTAATCTTTTTAAATTCTTGTGCAATGGTTTTAAAAGAAAGACCCATCTTAGCAAACACTTTTAAAGATGCCGTAAAGTCTAATTTTGTTTTCTCTTGTTCGGCTTTTGGTTTTTCTTCTTCTGAATTTTTCTTTTCTTCTGGAGATTTGATTGTTGTCGATTGCTTAGTTTGAGGTGTAGCTGATTGTTTTACCAATTCCTGAATAATTTTTTCTCTGAATGGTGTTAAAACAAAATCAGAATAACCAGGTTGAGTTGCAGCTTTCATTTGTTTTGACAACAACAAATCAGCCGCTTCTTCATTGGCTTTTTCTTTGACCCTTTTTAATTGTTCCTTCGTTAAATCTTTCCCACCATTTGACAAGATTAAACCAATTTGATTGGAATCTAAAAGTTCGTTGAATTTTTTATTATCCATTTACACAACTCTACTCAACAGGATTGAAGCATTATCAACTTTTTCAACATCTTTTTTAGGAAGATTTTTCGCCAACTTTGTATTATCGGTATGTTTAATGTTTACAACATCATATTCAACAGGTTTCTTTTGTTGACGATGACCCAAAAACATTTCTTTTGAATCATAAATTATTTTTTTACCAGTTGCAGGTTCAACAACAGTAAATGCATTAGAAAGTGTGGAGGTATCGGGACCACCAGTACCAATAGAAGCTACTGCGGCTTCAGCATATTTGGTTCCTTTTTCTTTTGCATGTTTAATTTGTTCTGCATAGTTTTCATCTTTAAAATAAGAATGACTTGCATTGAGACCTGCACCACCTCTGGCCACATTTAAAATGATAAATTTTAAAGCTTCTTCATCACTTTCAAATTTATTCATTCTTTCAATACCCAATTTTACTTTTTTTCCGCCAATGGAACTTGCAAGATACATTAAAGCGGCTTCGGCCGCAATTTTTGGATTTGATGATATCAAGTCTGGATTACTTTCAAGAGGTTGGTTAATTAAATTTCCAACCATTTTATAAGTGTTTTTAAATGTTATTTGTATGTAACCACGCCCACGGTATTTGTATCCATCTCCTGGTTCCGTATTACCCATTTTAAAGCCTCTTGGAGAATAAAGACCGTATGCTATATCATAAAATTTTTCGTTATCATAGAAAATTTTTAAAAGTTCGTCATCATCCATATATTTTCCACCATCCATAGTTTTAAGTTGTGGAAAAACTTCTCTGACTCTTTCTGGACCAGTTAAATTCTTTTTTGTGCCGTATTCATAAGTCCTAGACTTATCTTTTACTTGTTTTATATAACTTCCTGCTCCCATTTCTTTTGCAGATGGACTGATACCCGATTCTTTTGCTGATGTTTGAAGAATTGCTTTTAAAGCATGTTTGTTTGTAAGTCCAAGACTAATTAATTCTTTAACGAGAGTTTTTGCTCTCTCAAAGGTATCTTTTTCATCATCATTTAATTTTTGTTGTTTTGTTTTTTTCTTATCTTCTGGTTTTGGTGCTGGAGCCGGTGCTGGAGCAGGAGCCGGCTTTGTTGGTGCTGGAGCCGGTGCTGGAGCAGGAGCCGGCTTTGTTGGTGCTGGAGCCGGTGCAGGTTCTTCTCTTTTTACTTCTTGGCGTTTAGGTGGAGGAATTTCAGTCGGTTTTTTAGGAGGCATTTTATTTTCTGCCTGAGCAATTCTTCTCTCCGCTTCATATTCTTCTTTTTCTAGTGTATTAATTTTATCAACAAGACGGCGTTTTTTTTCAAATTTTTCTCGGTTACTATTTGCAAGACCTGTAATATATTCAGATTCTTTTTCAGCAGATTTTCTTGCATTTTCTTTTTGTTTTCTATCTTCTTCTAAAGCCTCTTCAACAATTTTCTCATATTCTTTTTCTTTACCATCAATATCAAAATCTTTTTTACTTTTTTCAAATATAGGTGTGATAATATTGTCTAACTTTTCGGAAATAAAGTTATAAGATATCTTCACTACATTTTTTATTTTTTCATATACAGTTTTAAAAAAGTTTGAAATGAAACCTCCTGCGCCATACATTTTATTGGCAATCAATTTTCTATCGAAAATACCAAAAGTAATACCTTCAATTATACCTGAAAAGAATCCAACAAACCCATTGCCTCCATCGGCAATTTCATCAATCGCTCCCATAATACCATCATATAAAACAAATCCCGCAGTAACAACAATTGCAACTATAGGAGCAAAAGGTCCTGTTGCGGCCGAACTGGCCATGATTGTTGCTAAACGGGCAGTTAAACGGGGAAGTGCTCGTTTAAAAAGTGGTCCTAACTTTTTAAGTAATTCAAATCCTTTTTTTAATAAACCTTTGACAAATGGTTTTCCTTTTTCTCTCCACCATTCAACAATAATTTTTTTAAAGTCTAATTTTTTAAAAAAGTTTTTAATTTCTCTTTTAAACCTGTTAATTGTTTTAACGAGTTTTTTAAAAATTTCATTTTTTCTTAACCGTAACATTACTTTTGTTGCAAGTTTTTTAAAGACTTGTTTTAATCTTTTTCGAATAAAGAAACCTAAAATACCTCCAGATGAATCGCCATCAGGGTCGGACTTTCTTACTTTTGATTCAATGTATTTTTCTTTACGAACACGAAAATTAATTGCTCTCTCATCTTCTTTTAAAAAGTGAGCATCTTCTTTTTCTCTTGCTTCAATACCAAACGCTCTCACCAAATTGATGATGTTTTGGTTAATTAAATTTAAATTGTGGGAGATTTTACCTAATAAAAGATAATTCTTGGCGGCTTTCTGTAATGTTTTATCGACACCAGAAACTTTACCCAAACTTACTTTAGATGTAAGTGTTTTCTTGATATCTAAGCCAAGTTCGCTGGAGTTCATTTTTTATTAAGCGGTTTTGAAATAAGAATCAATAAAGGAAGAATTATATGCATCAGCAATTTTAGAATCACCGCCAGCAAGTGTACCTTTATTGTTGTTTACAGTAGATGAGTTGACAATATTTCCCATATCAGGTCCAGAATCCATTCTTTGACCCTCTGCAACATCCGATGATAATTGTCCTAAAGAAGAACCCGATGTTCTTGGTGGTACACCATCTTCTGGACTTGGACTAACAGGACCAGCTGAGCTTGATGGTTGTGTACCTGAAGATAAATCTTTTGCAGGAGGTAATGATGGCGCACTAGGAGAAGATTCTGGTTCTTTACCAGAAATATTTAATCCTAATTGGCGTGCTATTGGGTCTTTTGATTCTTGTGTGGGTGAACTTTTAATCAAATTAATAATTCTATCACCATCAACACCTCTTGCATTTAATTCGGCACGAAGATTGGGTTCTTCAATTGGATTACCTTTCATGTCGGAGAATCCAGACATGGATTTAGGGTCTGGTTTTACACCAAACTTTTCAAGTAATTTGATTGCATCTGTTTTTGTATTTACCGGTTCTACTTGTTCCTGTCTATCATTTCTTCGTGGGTCATTTTCCGCAAAACTTTGACGAGCCGCTTGTGCCTGTTCGTTACTTAAACCAGATGTTACGGGTGCGGGCGGAGTTTCGGGTGTAGGTGAAGAACTTGGTGCAGATGGAGGTGTAGTTGCATCAGGTCTTGCTCTCTTTTTGAAAGGTCTAAAACCAGGAATCGTAATATCTGATAAACCTATTTTTTGTGTTTTACCACCAAGACCAGGTACCCAATCAGGAACTTTTATATCGAAAGATGCCTTTGAAAGTGGAATAGTAAACTTATCCCAACCAATATTATCTGACATCCAGTTTACTACTCTATCAAACATTTCCGTAAAGAATGTTATGATTGGTTTTAATTCTTCGGATAATTTGTTTAAACTTTCTCTCAGTTCTTTTTCACCAAATAGACCACCAGTAATAAAATCTAAGAAACTGCCAACACCTTTAATTAAAGTCTCTTTTACAATATCCGTTTCAGTAATCTTTTTCCAACCTTCTTTGATTGAATTAAAAAAACTCTCAACCCATTCCATAGGTTTGAAACTTTTTTCGAACCAAGTTGCAATATCAGAACCAAATGTAATTGCTGAACCAATAGCGGCCATCAATCCAAAAAAGATGAGTGTACCTAATTTTTTAATTGCACCCCAAATGGCACTTAAAATGCCACCACCCTCATCACCTGCGGCCGCCTTCATTGCGGTTTTAGGTTTACCATCTTTGTCAACTGCAACCGCTTTTGCTTCTTGTTTTTTTCTAGTAGCTTCTAATTCTGCTTCTCTTTGTTCTTCTGTCTTAAAGAATTTGTCGGCTTTTGTTGAAGTTTCTTTTGCTTTTAACTTTACCAACTTAACAACATTCTGACGAAGCACATTCACATCTCTCGCCATTCCAGGTAATGAAATGGAATTTTGAGCGATAATTTTAAGAAATCCTAAACTATCTTGGTTTATTGATGCTGATTCACCTTGGCTTTCTTTAGAAGATTTTGTAGAAGAATCTTTTTTAGAAACTTTAGAACGAACAAATGTGGAAAAAATATCTTTCCCACCAAAAAAACTTCGAATAGTTTTTTCTCTCAAATCACTTTCGTCTTTTGTTTTTTTAGTTTTACTAAAGTAATCTTTTAAGGCCATTTATCTTTTTCTCGTTTGTTTCTGTAATTCTATTCTTTGTTTTTCTTCTTCAAGGTGTTTAATCAATAATGCCAAGTAGATGTTTCTCTCCCAAGGCAACATGTTTTCAAGTTCAGTCAAACTATACTTGTGGTACTGCATTAAAGCAAAGTTTGTCTGATAGTAATTGCTCAAGGTATCATAACGAAATGTTAACCGAAAAAACTTTGTAGTCCTCTAATCGCAATATCTTCTTCATATGCACATTTTGGACATTTGAAATGCACATCTTTCTTAACTTCGGGCATTGTATCAAAGAACACTTTGATTTTTTCTAAATGCGATTGTTGTAAACTGTCCACGAATTCTTCCAACTCTTGTCTGGTTGTATCTTTTGCATAATAGACACTATCTTTATCGTAAATGTAATCGATACAGTCAATAAGAATTGTCATCATAATGTCTTTTTCATCCATTGTTTCATACTTCTGAATCATTTCAAAAGTTGGATATTTCAGACAAACACCTAGATTTTCATTAAGTTGAATTTTGTTTGTGTGACTTTCTGATTTTGTAGGATGAATTTCTAACAAATTTAATTTAAAATCAACAGATGTTCCACAAACTTTATCTTCACCCTTTTCATCTTTTACGGTGTTGTTACATTTGTATTTGAGTTCAACTACTTCTTCAACAGACCTTGCTCTGAGATTCATAAAAAGAAACTCAAGGTCAAAAGTAGGAATATTGTTAATGTCAATTTCATCAAGAATACAATTCTTTAAAACTTGACGAATAACTTCAATAGTTTCTTTTTGGTCTTCCGATTCGGCAGCCATTAGAAATAGTTTCTGTTCTTTCACCAAGAATGGGCGAAAACGAACAGGTTTGCCTGTCGAAATCAAATTGACAGAATAGATTGGTACATCGATTTTTGGTAACATAATAACCTCGCTTAATTAATTAAAGAGCACGACCTAATGGTAAAATTCTCGACAGACCAGAACCAAAGAGCGCAGTTGCAGCAGCTGCAAGGTCGTAAGTTCCCTGATAGATTGGTCTGTATCTTTGATAGGCAAACTGAATCGAAAGACGATGAAAACCATCTTCACTCCAACTCAAAGATTGCGGTGCAATTCCAATTGGAAATGCATCCATCAATTCTACTGCATAAATTTGTTTGATAAAATCATCATACTGAATAATTTTAATATTTGTAAGGTATCTTGATTGGACACCTTTTGGAAATCTTAAATTATTTGTGTCAGAAGGTATGATTGCTTCCATCCAACGGTCAAACAGTTTTCTTTCATAGAATTCGTTTGTGCATATAAATGTCAAAGTAGTATCTGCATATTGCACATTGTATGGCACTTTAAAAATAGGACCATAAATTTTAACATCAGCAGTTTGTAATGTTTTGCCTGGTAGTTCCGCACTTTCACATTGAAGTGCTAAATAACGGCTCATACCTGAATTGGCACTTGTAGATTGTTCGTCACTTCCTCCAGTTCGACCAAATGCAGAACCAATTGCATTTGAAACATCTGTAAACACAGAGTTTGGAAAATTCAAAATCTTTTCAATAATTGAATTTCCTACAAATTGATTGATATAAGGTGGAATAGGCAAGATAACTTCAAAACGAGAAGGCTTAGCTAAACCATCTTTTGCTCTTACATTAGATAAGAATAAGTTTGGTGAAAATGACATTAGAATTTTTTCCGTGAATCGTAGTAAACTTTACTTGTGTTTGCACCAACAAAGTTTTCTGCGGGCAACAATGCGGCAATATCCCACTCATCGGCTGTAATTTCTAAGAACCGAGAATCAATGTGGTTGAACAGATATCTTTTAATGCAAGGTTGTGCCTCAAATATTTTTGATGCTCTCTGTAAATAATGATAACTAATTTTTAATCTAGTTGTTTCATCAAATTTAGAATTGTTTGCCGCTTCACTTAATTTGTCCAAAAGGATGATACGATGCTTTGGGTGAATGTAATGCAAGTTCAACCCTAAAAAACCGTCTGGGTAGCGTTCTATTGGAATAACCAATGGGAACCTGTCGTAGTATGGCAGCGTATCTTTGTGCTTTGGATCATACAAATAAAAATACATGCGACCAATAAATGACTTATCACGAAGTCTTTCTTTGTCCCTCATTATTGATGCTGGTGAAGGTCTCAAATCATTTACTTTCTTTTTTAGCCAATCTCTGGCTGCATTTGTCCTTGGCGTAAGTCCTTCTTTCGCCAATGATGCTTGAATTCTGTCAATTAGTGTCGCCATTAGGTTATTTATCTCAAAGTCCCAACTCTTTTTCGGTGACTAACTGAAAATGCCATCCATGTTCTTTGCAAAATAAATCGGCAGCTTTCCATTTTGCTTGATTTACGGCATAGGTGGCAACTTCTGCCAGGTATCGTTGGGTCTTGCGTTTTTGCGTTGGCATCATCGTTTGTTTATACGGCTTCACCTCTATTATCGAAGTCTGCTCGGAGCCATCTTTCCGTTTGGTCCTGACAATGAAATCTGGAAAATATCGATGCACTCTGTTATCAACTGGCGAAACATAAGGTATCGGCAATTCTTCCGATGCCCACCATATAACTGCCGGATTATCATCTAGGTACTTCATTACTCTCAGTTCCCAATTGGAACGGTAGATAATGTTGGTCGCATTACCTTTGTATTTGTTTGGGTTTTTTGGTCGAAACCATCCTTTGTATGACATAAATATTATCTATCTAACCTACAGGACAAATATGGCACTTTTTGGATTCTCTGATATCTCTTTCGACAAAGGTCAAACTAAACGAGGACCTTTAGCTAAACTTGTTGGAAGCGAATTTGAAAGAACAACATTAAGATATCCACTTGATGTTGGTAATTATGACAAAGCACACTATGTTGTTTTTTATGTTCGCCAACAAAAAACAACTTCATTAACAAAAAGATTCGTTGGTAGTGAAAAATTTACAAGTGATGTTACAAATGTGGGCGCTGCAGGTGTAATTGATGCGATTAAAGCAGGTGGAGACATTCCAAGTAAAGCATTAAACGCAGTTAAAAATGGTGCGATAAATGCAGCTTCAGGTTTTATTGGAAAAATAACATCTGGTATTACTGGTGGTATTAATAATCTGTTTGCACAAAAAGGTGGAGGTTTCACACCTAATGCCGAAGAATCACAGAAGTTAATTGATACCTCGATTAAGAGAATTACCGAAAAAGGTTTGAATATAAATTTTAAAACCACAGCATTAACAACTGATGCAATTGCACTTTACATGCCAGATACTTTGAATTACAGTTATTCACAATCTTATGACCAGTTATCTTTAGGTAGTGAATTTGCGGGTCAAGTTTTTGCCGCAGGCCAATCTGCTTATGAAGATTATAAAAAAACTGGCGATTTAGGTAAATTAGGAGCATCACTTCAAAAATCAGGTGGTGAAAATGTAAAACAAATACTTGGAGAAGGACTTGGTAGTTTATTGAATAGTCAACAAACAGCCGCAGCATTTTTGGCAAGAACTGGTCGTGTTGTAAACCCAATGCTTGAAATGATTTACAAGTCGCCCAATTTTAGAACATTTCAATTCGATTTTACTTTTTACCCAAGAGATGAACGAGAAGCATTAGAAGTTCAGAAAATATTAGAAAGACTTCGTTTTCATCAAGCGCCAGAAATTTTAAAAGGCGATAAAGGTTCTGAAACTTCAGGATTTTTAGTACCTCCCTCTGAGTTCGATATTAAGTTTTATTATGCAGGTGGAGAAAACCCAAACATTCCACAAATTGCAACTTGTGTTTTGACTACAATTGATATCAATTACGCACCAAACGGGTTCTCTGCATATGAGGTACCTGGTGAAAACAAACCTTCTCTCGGTAGAACTGGTATGCCCGTTGCAATTCAAGCCACATTACAATTCCAAGAAACAACATATCTAACGAAAGAGGACTTTAGGGAAGATTTAGCAACATCTGCAACCCTAAGTTCTGCGAGAAAATAATGGCAAAATATTTTAATTATTTTCCAAAAGCATTATACAGTTCAAATACTAGAACATCAGGCCTTGATGAGATTACGAACATTACTGCAAGGTTTGGTTTTGAACAATCACTAAAAGAAAACTCATCGGCATTTTACAAATACGATTTGCAAGAAGGTGACACACCTGAAATTGTTGCGGCTAAATTTTACGATAGTCCTGAAAGACATTGGATCGTTTTAATGTTTAATGACATTTACGACCCACAATATGATTGGCCTTTGCAATATTCTACATTCATTGAATATGTTGATAAAAAATACTCTGCAAACAATTATGCGGATACCGCAAATACAAGTGTTACTGGTCTTTCGTGGGCAATGAATGTAACCAATGTTCATGCATATTACAAAGTCGTAACAAGAACAAATTTCGATAACATTTCAATCATCGAAAAATTAGAAGTTGATGCTAATACTTGGGCTAATGTGGCACCTACAACCACAAGTTATACCCTACAAGACAGTTCTACAATTACACAAGCCATCACTAAAGAAAAACAATCATATTATGATTATGAAAACGAATTGAATGAAAATAAAAGAAGTATTAAACTTTTAAAACCAGAGTTTGTATCTGCGGTCGAAAAAGAATTTAAGAAAGTTATTAAACAATGAGTTTTTCGGTAAAAAAGTCAACACAGTTCAAAATTAATGAACTTGTGGTGATGACAAAAGCAGGACCAATTGATATTTCTTCCATTTACGAAGAAATCAATATCTTTGATTCTGTTTTTATGCCTGTAATGAGCGGGCATATTATGGTAAGAGATGCAATTGGTCTTTCTGGTTCTTTAATTTTTGATGGTTCTGAAACTTTGCTTATCGACATTTCTAAAAGTGAACAAGACCCTGATATTGCCAATTTTAAAAAATCGTTTAGAATCTACAAACAATCAGACCGAATTAATAGTGGTCTGAATAGTGAATTTTTTGTATTGCATTTTTGTTCCGATGAAATGATTTATTCCAATCAACAAAGAATTAATCAGTCTTACGAAGGAACATATTCAAAAGTTGTTGAAAAAATTCTTACAGATTATTTAAAGATACCTGAAAATCAGTCTGGTGGTTTCTTTGAATCGACTTCAGGTATTCGAAAAATTGTTATACCTAATTTAAAACCTATTGAAGCAATTGAATGGGTAACAAAAAGGTCTTTGGATGCGAAACAATCTCCAAACTATTTGTTCTATCAAAACACAACTGGTTACAACTTTGTTTCTCTCTCTAAACTACTGACACAACCAGAATTGCTTGATGTTAGATTTGAACTCAAAAATCAAACACAAGTAAATGCAATTGAAGAAATTGGTGCGGCTCGTGGATTAGAAGTTATATCACAAACTGATATGCTTGAGAAAATTAAGTCTGGTGTTAATGCAGGACAGTTTATTGGTTTTGACCCAATTACACGAACAACTGCAAAAAAGAACATTGGGTTTGGTGATATGTTTTATAATATGGAACATGGTAGTGAAACACCCAATCAGTCTGTATTTGAAAACAGAGGTGGTGTTAAAAGCGTTGAAGCATTTGCATCAAAGATTTCTATGGCATCTTTTAATGCCGCAAAACAATTGAGCAGTTATATTAAGAAAAACGACCCGACTTCTCTTTCAAAGGAAGAAAGTATTGAAAACTGGTTGTTTCAAAGAACTGCCATTATGGCACATTTAATGAACAAAAGAGTTAAATTGGCGATGCCAGGTAACTTTCAATTAACATCAGGTTTCAATATTAATCTTAACGCACCTAATTTTGGTAGAAAAATAAAAGGTGAAGATAATGAAGATGTGAGTGTGAGTGGTAAGTATATGATTGTTGCTTCCAGACAGATTATTAAATACGACAAACACGAAACAATTATTGAGGTTGCTTCCACAACTACAAACAATGAGTATGTGACTGTAAGCAATCCAGAACAATTAACACAACTATTGAATTATTAATATGGCACAAAATGATTTTGCAGGTGCAGGTCAATTCGTTTGGTGGATTGGCTTTGTTGAAAGCAGACAAGACCCATTAAAGTTAGGTCGTGTTAAAGTTCGTTGCGTTGGTTGGCATGCTGATAATAAGATGCAACTTTCAACCGATGCACTTCCTTGGGCTCAAGTTTCTTTACCAACAAATAATATAAACCCATATGCACCAAAAGAAGGTGAAATGGTGTTTGGGTTTTTTACAGATGGAGAAATGGCACAAGAACCGATAGTTCTTGGTGTTTTTCCTAGTATTCCATTAAAACCTGCAAACATACAAGAGGCGTATAGTGACCCAAGAACATCTGCTGAACTTGCGAAATCACCAAGAACACCAGAATCAAAAACATACAATACTGATGGAACAGGTATTGAGATTGTTGAAAAAACACAAGCAAATAATTATCCATTAAACTTAGATGAACCAACTACATCAAGGCTTGCACGAAATGATTCAGATACAATTATAAAAACTTATATTCAGGAACGAAAAGAGAATAAAGTAACTGGAGTTTCAACTGTAACATCTACATGGAACGAACCTGAAACAAAATATGATACAGTTTACCCATACAATAAAGTAATGGAAACTGAATCTGGTCACATTGTCGAATATGACGATACACCAGGTAAAGAACGAATTCATATTGCACACCGAAATGGTAGTTTTACCGAATGGTATCCTAATGGTGACAGAGTAGAGAAAATTACAAAAGACAAATACTCTATCGTTATGAAAGACGATAATGTTTATATTATGGGAGACTGTAATATTACTGTTCAAGGAAATGCACAAGTTTATGTGCAAGGTAATGCTGATATGAAAGTAGATGGCAATATGAATATGACTGTTGGAAGAAATTTTGCGGCTGATGTTGGTGGAACAACTTCTTGGAACTCTGCCGGAAATTATAGTGTTAATGCACCAAGAATTGATTTGAATTAATATGGCGCATGAGTTTGTTGTTTTGTTGAATGGTGAGTTAAAGACATATACGAAGTATGAAGATATACCCGAAAGATTTGATAATGTCATTCGGTTTATACCTGAAATACCTGAACCACCACATACACATGAACAACACGAAGAAATGGATTCTTGGAATGAAAGATTGCAGGAATTAATGAAAAGAGAAACGAATGGCCATTAGTATTGTTGTCTCACCTGCGGGAGATTCTCCAACAGAAATACAGTCAACCGCCAGGTCCATAAGAACTGTAAATGCAACAATTACCGCTTCAGGTGATGAAATGGAATCAAATATTGTTGTGGGTGCAAGTTCAACTGGAGTCTCTGAACCTGGTGTAGTTATAACTTCTGGTCCAATTTTAGCCACTATTATTGGTAAATATGCGGATCCTTTTTTAGATACTTTTAAATATGTAAGTAAAGGCAGTAGTGATAAAATAGAAACTCCCACAATAATTGTTGGTGTGCAGAAGATGCCTTTAAAAAAAGAACTATATGATTTAAACCAAGATACAAGATTATTTGAACTTAAAACATATCAAATTACTGTTAATTATGATGATGAGTTTTTAGTTCCAGGCACAGAAACATTTACAGTAACACAAAAAATAATGAATGATTTAGAGGGCATTCGTTCATTTATGGATACTTACTACGATTAGGATATAAGATGCCGGCAGCAACAAGAGTTGGAGATGCAGATTCCGCACATTGCTCAGGAATGGTTAGAGCAGTAGGTTCTGGCAATGTTTTTGTCAATGGTATTCCTTGGTCTCGGCAAGGCGATGTGAACACAGTTCATTTACTCCCAGGCTCTCCTTGTCCCGCACATAATGCTCCGATTGCCGCAGGTTCTTCAAAAGTTTTTGTGAACGGAAAAGGTGCAGGAAGAGTTGGAGATGCTTTGTCAGGATGCACTTCTGTGGCCGCAGGTTCTTCAAATGTTTTTGCCGGAGGTTGAATAAATAGAAGATGACAACAGTAACGACAATCGATAATACAACAAGAACATTTCGAGACTTGGACTTGGCGTTCACCATTCATCCTGTAAGAAAGGATGTCAATGTTTATAAAGGTGAATATGCCGTCATTAACTCCATTAAAAATCTTGTTCTAACAAATCACTATGAGCGCCCATTTCAACCTGAATTGGGAAGTAACATTCGCAGACTTTTGTTTGAAAATGTTGACTCGGTTATGGCCGCACAAATTGAGCGAGAAGTTGAAGAAACAATCAATAACTTTGAGCCAAGAGCTCGTGTTTCAAAAGTTACTGCGACTGCAACGCCAGACGAAAACAAATACTCAGTTGTGCTTGAGTTTTTCGTAATTAACAACCCAAGCCCAATTACAATTAATTTTTTCCTAGAACGGATTAGATAAAAATGGCAGACCGTTTAAGAGTTACCGAACTTGATTTTGATACAATCAAGCAAAATTTAAAGAACTTTTTAAATCAACAATCTGAATTTACAGACTATGATTTTGAAGGTTCTAGTTTAAGTATTTTACTTGACCTTTTAGCCTACAATACCCATTATAACGCATACTATCTAAACATGGTTGCGAATGAGTCCTTTTTAGATAGTGCATTGCTTCGTGATTCGGTAGTTTCACATGCTAAAACTTTAGGATATGTTCCATATTCTCAAAGAGCACCAATTGCAACAATTAATTTTACTGCACAGTCCGCAACAAGTAATTCAGGTAGTTTAACAATTCCCTCTGGGTTTGCATTTTTGTCAAACCAAATTGACAACACATCATATAACTTTGTTGTCTTGGATGAAATTACTGTATTAAAAGCGAACAATCAATATTATTTTGAGAACCTTGATATTTACGAAGGTCAGTTAGTCACTTATGTTTTCAACTATGACCAAGCATCAAATCCAAAACAAGTATTCAATTTACCAGATACAAATATTGACACAACCACAATTAAAATAACTTCAATTCCTGCCGCAGGCAATACACAATTAACTGTTTACAATAAAGTTACCGATGTTTTGGATGTGACTTCATCATCCGAAGTTTTTTATGTGCAAGAAAACAAAGGTGGTAAATTCCAAATTTATTTTGGTAATGATGTAGTTGGTAAAAAATTACCCGATGGTGCGGTTGTTTCTGTAACATACTTGGTTACAAATGGAACTGCTGCAGATAAAGCCAATAACTTTGTTGCGACATCCGCATTGGTAGATTCTTTAAATGAAGGTATCAACAATTATGTAATTTCTCCCATCTCTGCCGCCTCTGGTGGTTCATTAAGAGAAAGTGTTGATGAAATTAAATTTGGTGCACCTGCACAATTTACCACACAGAATCGTTTGGTTACATTTAAAGATTATGAATCATACATCAAGAAAAACTACCCATCGGTAGATTCATTGTCTGTTTGGGGTGGC